CCCATACGTGTTAAACCACCTAAAGTCATATGTGGTGTTTTATCAAAATCATGATAAATCAGTTCTTCTAAGCTTTGACCTATAGGTACAAGCCATTTTCCTTTCTCAACTAAAGATTTTGACCATTCCCACTTGTTAGGTATGTCTTTATGAAATACTCGAATACTTAATTGATAATTATCATAATGAATGCGAACAGGTTTATTTAACCCTTCACTCACAACGTCCTCAACCTTTTGAATAATTTTGCTGGGCATACCTACAGGTAAAGTGTAAATATATGTTGTGCTGCGATCATCATCAATTTGTTTTTGAAACGTAGGATAATGCAACTTATCGTCCCTTTTAATAGCGATCCCACTCACCTCAAAAAAGACTTGGATTTTCTTTTTATCATCATCTTTTCGTTTGAACTTATCACTTACTAATCCATAAGTTAATGCTGCTGCGGGAACCAGTAGTAACTCCAACATAAACATTTCCCCCTTAAATATCCTACAAGGATATCATTGCACTCTTTTGGAATATAACGGGACAAGCATTTTCTTATACCTTTCTTATTGTCCTGACCTTCCATGTTGTATTCCTTCATAGAAACACCATTAGCACATAACGTAGAAGATATAAGAACGAGCCTGTGAGCGTTGTGTACAAGGTAATACGTGGAAGCCAATGTGGAACACTCATCCCCATTTTTTCAGCTATCCTCATTGCAACTACTGACAAACCTGTTGCCGTCCAAATAACTACCGCTTCCCCTGCGAGTGTCATATCTATTCCTCCTCTTCTTTCTCACGGAATATAATACCTTTTCTCGTAAGGACCGCATCATAACAATCCATTAAAGTTTCCCAATTTAGAATGTCTTCTTCCTCACCGTATAGATCCTCTTCAATTACCTGGGATAAACTGAAATATCTTTTATACTCCTTGTTATTAAACACTTCATGATTTTTCATGTGATTCATAATTGATTCCGTTTCTGATTTTGATTTGGATTCGTTATACATTTGACGTAATTCTTTTGAAGGATGTAAATATGGAGTTGTATTCAAGTGGTTATACTGCCAACGCATGTAACCCTCTCCCCTCTTGATATCCTTAGTTCCACTTGGTATTCCTCGTGGTCTTGATATAGGTATATGAACTAGAATGAAATACATTGCCTGTCCATACTAAATTTATTTTTTAAAAGGACAAAAATGATTTCACAAGAATATACATATAGGGGGTGGGAATGTGTTACGTAGCAATTTAAAACAGATTGTAGATGAAAAAGGATTACGTTACGGATTTGTAGCTAAAAAAGTTGGTATAGCTAATTCTACAATGACCAACTTGCTCCAAGGGGGATCACCGACACTTTTAGTTGCAATTAGAATCGCTAAAGTTCTTGATATGCGTGTAGAAGAGATTTGGATAGAAGAAGACTTAGATACGATGTGAATTTCCAATATAGTATTTGTTGCGTTAAAGCAATACAAATATTAACAGAATTTGATATAATAATACAGTTATTAATATCAATTAGGGGGAAATATTCATGAAAAAAGTTTTCAAATTTGGTTGTTTCGGGTTTATTGCATTATTTGTAATCCTTGTTATTGCACTAATTATCGATATATCTAATGACGACCCAAAAGAAAAAAGTAAACCGAAAGAAACTGCTACAGTAACTGTAAAATGGGAAGAAAAAGTTAAAGAAATTGCATCGAGTGATAAATCTACAACTGAAAAGTTTGATGAAGTAAGCAAATACGCTAAGGATTACAAACCATCAAAAGATGAAGTTAAACAATTCGGTGATGAAATTATTAAAGAATATAAAGATAAAAACTATATTAAAGATGTATCTAATCATGAATACATGCTAAAAAACCTTTTCAAATCACAAGTTGTTGATAAAAATGCATCAGATAAAAATTTAAAAGATTTTGCTTTTGACTTCTGGCAAAACTCTAAATACAATTACCGTGGTGTTGAAAATGCAACAAGTAGTGCTACTCAAGCTAATGAGCGCCAAATGGATAAAGCTTTAAATAAAATGAATAAATAGAAGAAATAAAAAAAGCCGCCCAATAGGACGGCTCTTATTTTTACTTCTTAATATACTCGTACCACCACTGTCTTTCGTCCATCCAAGCTGTAATTTTATCTAGTTCACCGTTAGGTAGAATATCAGTTTGTAAGTAGGCCAATCCAGTTAATGGATCAGATACAACTTGTCCTTTAGTTCCGCGCTCATTCATAGCGTTTACGACTTCCTGGACTAATGAGATACCAAAACCACCTGATTTAACGTATTGATAACCACCATTAGAAACGGTTTGTTCTGGCTGATTAACTTCTGTAAACCAAGATAATGTTTTACCACCAATCAATTCATTTAAATCGCACTTTCCAATACCAGGTACATTACCTGTTTCAGTATATTGCCAGATATCACATGGATAAGCTGGTCTATTACCACCATAACGCGGAATCCATACAAAGTCTGATTTTACATTTGCCATTCCAAACGGAGCATACATATGATGGCCAACATATAAACCGACTTTCTGAGCACCTAATCTACGTAATTCATCAATAAATGCTTGCGTTCCTGCTCTCATGTCATTCATTGTTTTTACTTCCACATCCGCAACCCAGACTGTCGCGCTCTTGTCTCCACGGTTCCAGAAGTCACGAGCTTCTATTCGTGCATCATTTTCAGAAACAAATCGACAAAATGCATAGTTACCAAAAGGAATACCGTGTTGCTTCATGGCTTGTACATATCCTTTATATAATGGATCCACATAATTTGAACCATCTTGTACACGAGCGATAATAAAATCAATGTGTTGTTTTGCTACAGGCCAATTAATATTACCATTCCATTTTGAAATATCTACAATATGTCCCATTATTTATCGTCTCCTTCAAAAAGTTTTTGTTTAATTTCTGTTACATCTTTAGAAATAGATCCAAAAGCTTTTGCTTGTTCTTCAATGACTTGTTGATTCTTTTGGATAACCGCTTGATATTGCTCCTCACGTTGTTCATTCTTTTTTTGCGTAGTAAAAAGCATCCACACGAATAATGCTGCGAATGCTCCTTGTTGAATCACTGAATTGAAAATTGCATCTTCCATTTTTTCCATCTCCTTTTTTAAGCAAAATAAAAAAGCCCACTATTGCGCGCTTATAATTAAATCTGCTCTTCCTTCTTTAGTTAGGTAAGCATCGACACGTTCCTTGTACTTCAACATAGGTCCGTCAATTACTACTTCTTGATACGTATAATATCCTTGAATAATCATCATCGCCATGAATTCAGCCATTTACATTCCCATTCCTTTCAATGTTTGCTGCATGATGAATTCAGCCATTGCTGCTTTAGTTACTTCTAATTCCGTTTTTAATTTATCCATTTCAGACGGCCCTGGAGGTTTATCTTCCACAGGAGGGAGTTCCTTAGTAGGAATCCAATCCTTTCCGTTAAACACCGGGTCAGAGTCAAGACGCGGAGGTGGAACGTCTGTAGAACTAGGAGGTAGAATCTTTTCTACAGTGTATCCGATATTGTTTCCATCCGTATCGAACTTGTCCTTGTAAGTGCATGACACCATATCAGTATGAGTGTATCGCTTGTTTTCATTGTAGAAATAGACTGCAAATAACATATTTATTCCTCCTTAGACGTTATAAGTAATCGCTGTACGGACATCTTCATTAATTGTAGAACATGAGATTGCTCCATCTAAGTTAACGACTACTCTCGATGCTCTACCTGCTCCATCTACCGTGTGGATATCTACAGGCTGTGAAGGTCTAGCTTCAAACGGTAATGTTGCAATAACAAATCCCTCTAATGATGTAGCTCTATAGTTTAGTAGTAGTGTTACGGTACTTCCTACACGTTTGAACTGGCAAGTTCTACCGTCTATAGAGTTAACCCCTGCGTTTAACGTTATAGGTACCCAACCAGTATCTGTAGCTTGTCGTATAGTACCATCGTCTTTGAATTCAATCCCTTTCGCCCAATCCCATGAGTTACTCCCTACAGTTGTCTCTGGTGCGAATACCATAGTATTACTTCCAGGGTGATGACATATCCAAGACTTTTGCCCTGCGTAATTAAGTCTAAAGGCGTTGCCGTTGGTGAAAGTTAATGTACCCGACATAGTGTCCCCTGCTTTTTTAACTACGTTCGTATTTGCATCGACAGTTAACGTATTTGTAGCACCTGAATACTTTAGAATCTGCTTTGAATCTTTGTAGTTATAGAAAAGCCAGTCATTTTGTGAAGACTCAAATCCCCATAACCTTGTTGCCCCGTCTTTCCAGTCCGTCCCTAAGTTTGGTTTTCCAGCTCCTACTGAATAGGAGGTATTACCTGTCATGGTATCGCCACTACGTCTCACAACATCCATTGTATTCAATTTGTTTTGTAATTGAGTTAATTGATCGTTAATTGAAGTCCATCGACTATTGATATCATCGACTAGCCATTGCGCTAGGTTAATTAATTCTTCTAATTCAGAAATATATGGGCCACTCATTGTATTCCCTGTCATTGCATCAGCTAAAGTTACAAGTCCGAAATCTTGAGTAGACGCTCTAACAGTTCCGCCTTGTTCAATTGAGAAATACGATCTTTTTCCGATACCAGCCACGCCGAATGTTTCTGGTCTGAAGGTATATTCAAAATTACCTTGTGTAGCATTGATTATTTTAACCCCCGTTTTATCACGAACATATGCGTTATTAGGTTTCAAACCTTCATAATAAATATCTTGTCCAGTTAAATTGTAAGGAACACCACCGTCCACAACAAATACATTTACAGTTACAGTCCCTTTATCACCTTGACGTCCAGTAACAACTGCATTTAATTGCGCTTGTTGGGTTTTGTTTATATCCAATACTAGTTTAATCTTCATATTGTTTTATCCCCCCTTCATTAGTATTAGCTTCGAATTCGTCTACCTTTATCACTTTGTGTTTAACCTCTCTATCAAAAATACTAGATTTCTGTTTAGTAGCACTTCTGAAAGCAAAAGTTTCCGCTATAGGTTCTTTCTTTACAATCTTAATTTCGTATGAAAATTCAATATCATTCTCACTTTCCACAGTAAAAGATATTCCTGTCCGTTCAGAAACCCAAATGTCACCACGTCCATATTTACTAATGAATACATGGTAATCGTCAGTTTCATTTTGGAAGAATGTAGGAAGGTTGATTACTACTTTTCCATCCACAGTTGATTCAGTGCCAATGTGGGTAAACATTTCACTCGAATTCATCGGCGCATACATTTCTTTTTTGACTGGTTTCGGCGCTGCCATTCTCGTAAATGAAGCCGGTTGCGGCGCATTGTTGTTTGATAGTGTACGTACAATTTTTGCGTTAAGTATGTTATTGTTATTCATATCTAACGAAACCCTGTAATTAACTCTATCCCAGGCGTTCATTTCGACTAAAACGTACGCGAATTCTCCATCTTTATACAGGAATTGCGTTGTGCCTTCATTTGAAATTTTTAAATTACCAATCGAATCCCGAATAATACCGCCACTAAAAATTTCACTGTTATCATCCCTAAATAGAACCCCGTTATTCGCTATCATTCTTTTATATGAATAGAAAAAATTCTTATTAATACCGGCCCAGGTTATATTTTTGTCATTTTCTCTCAATACAAAATCTACACCAGTATCAGAAATCATCGCTAAACGTTTAGTATCGTTGGGATACAACAACTCTTGAATGTAATTTCCTTCTTTACCTCCAGATTGAGATGAAAGAATGAGTTTCCTTGTATTCAACCACATATCGCGCCATGCAAATATACCTTTGAATCCATACGTTGTATCATTATCAACCACTTCAAAGCGCGGATCATAAAGTTGCGTAGTTGGATTTAATACAGAAAAACTTAAATACCTGCCAGGTTCAACGTTCATCGTTACGCCTTTCGTGTTATCGGAAACTCTGTATTGATACCCTAACATACCCACTCGGGTTGCATCTGAATCGAAAATCACTAATTGGCCAAAGTTGTTCAATTCCATTCTTTTGATTCCGTTAACCGTTGACTGCAAGCCTTCAGGCATCATTTTTATATTGTTTCCGTATTCGTTGAAACCAGTTTGAACCATTCCAGCATTCAATTTACCGGTTTTAATAAAGTCAGCTACTATTGATCCATCTTTTGTTATCGCAACGCCATATGGTCCATTTACACCAGTTGATGAGTACCCTAATCCATTCACATTCCATTGCCAAACCTTTTTAGCGGTCATTTCGTTATTTGTATCCATAATCAAAATACGATCTGGATAAACACGAACATAAGAACCGAAACCACTGTTTATAAGGTCTGTAGCGTTCTGTTTGGCTTGTTCTAGAATGTTAGGTCCTAAATCCTTTACTTTACCTTCTAAATCGGTAACCTTGTTTTTTGTATTATTTAAATCTGTTTTCGTGTTACCTAAATCCGTTTTTGTATCTTTTAAATCATTCTTCGTGTTATTCAGATCGGTTTTGGTTTTATCTAAACCAGTTTCTAAACCGGTTACTTTTCCATTTGTAGTATTTAAATTTGAATTTGTAGTATCCAGGTTGCCATTTGTTGTGTCCAAGCCATCTTTCAATTGGTTTAACCTTTTATCAGCATCACTAAGACCTACATTGATATCAGTTGTTATATTTAAAACGTCATCTTGGATTTTATCAATCTTATTCGTTTTACTAGTAAATGAATCTTTAAAATTACCAAGTATTATATCAATGTATCTCTCTTTTACAGGATCATACTTATAAGATATAACTTTTGCTTGAATGTAAATTCCGTCTTCATCATGCTGCACAGTTACCGTATCGCCCATATACACTGATTGCAAAACGGCGAAATTCTTATATTCTTCTGTTTGTGATAGTTCTTGGAAACTAACTTTATATGATGCTAAAGGCTGGTCCACATGATCTTTTTCAAACATAGCGCGTGCTTTTTGTCTCAAAAGTTCGTAAGCATCTTCTAAAGGTATCGCATCCTCGTCATTTGCGTAATCGCCGATAGCTGCTTTAACATCTTCAAAATCAACTTTTTTGATTTTAGGATGGACATATTTATTTATATTGCTACTCACAACATATTTTTCTGGTAATAATAAACCATCAAAACCTTGCGGCATGATTTTTGTAATAGGACTTTGCCAATCAACACTCGCTTCATATCCTAATAAATCTTTCTTATGTTGAATAACAACACCACGATCACGACCGCGTTTTTCCAAAACATTTACATTGAAATTGTCCCTTTTTAATTCGCCGCCCCAACGATTTAGGAAACTATTTTCTTTCCCAGTGTCTAGGATAGCTTCTATTGGATTCATTCGAACTAAACGTGCATTGTTAAGTGTTCCAATATCACTGAAAAATTCGAATCTGCTAGGATATTGGAGAGCACCTTTAATTTGAACAAGCGCTCCTAATCCTGTTTTATCTACGATATTTGTATCTTCTATAAAGTTATCAATTAAATCGTAAAAAACATGATAACAAAATACGCTTAAAATCCCCATTGAAGCTGAAGGATTAGCTACCCTAAACAATTGATCGCCATCAGGTGTTGGTACTTGTATCAAACTCTGGCCCTTTATATCTAATCCATGTGGAGAGAATAACGGATATTTGAATGACAGTACGTAAACCCCATTTAAATCTTCTTGAACAGTCGCTTCATGAACAGCATCACTTAATATACCGATACCATTGTGTAAAAAGTCTGTTTCATCTGGTTTATAAAGTTTAATCACACATATCTACCCCTTGTTTCTAGTTCGACTTTAGAGACCGTTCCTGTCCACGATATTGTATTTTCGCCCTCTTTCAATATGGGGAAGTTACCAATCATTTTATTATTCATTGGAAAACTGCCGGAATAACATAACGACAAATCAGAATCAACAACAACTGAATTTGCAACATCTTTAATTTGAAAAGCTATTCCGTTTACATATACAGTTATCGTCCCGCTGCCTGTAATGGTGAATTTAGGTAAAGAATAAAGCGTACCGTAGTTCATAACAGTCATTCCGGTTACTAGTTCAATAGGTTGCTCAATAATATATTCATAGGGATCTGACTTAAATGTAACTTCGAATTGTCCATACTCTTCGAATTGATTATCAATATCTCCTATGTCCACACTTTTGATTTTTCTATAAACGTTATCATCAGTAAATGAAAGTATTTTAGCGTTTCGTAACCAGGCTTTTATCTTCCGCAATAATGGTTTTACATTATAGTCTTCTAGTAAGTTAAAATTAATTGTGAATTCAACGTCTTCATAACCGTCTTTCTTAATTAAAGAACCGTTTTCTCTGCCTGGAATATTAATAAATTCGACTTTTTCTTTTGCACTAGGGATATTAGGACGATCTACCATACAAACATGGTAGAATCGCCCTAACTTATCATCTATTCTAATATCCAGCACAGTTATCTCCTCCCTATCCCAATGTTTAACTGTTGTCCTTTTTGAGCAAACCAATCATCCGCTTTTTCAAACATCTTATTAAGATCACTTTCATTATTTACAGTAGTGTGGAAAGTGACTTCATTTTTAATTTCTTGTTGTGGCTGCATGATTGTTAGTCCTTTTGCGAACGACATCGCATCATTAGCTACATTAGGAAGATTAGAAAGAAGTCCGTCCGCCGATAAAGATTTGTTCATTTTTGTTATTGCATCGCCAATTGATCCGCCAGTTGAGGCGAATGAAGTCATAGGAGCAAATCCACGCGCTAAAGCTGGCATATCCGCTGACATAGGTGCTATAGATGCAAATGAAGCGGGAGAAGCAAAACTTGCTGTATCAGCGCTAAATGGCATCGAGAATGAGAAGCTTGAAAATGGATTCAATTTATTTAAAATACCACCTGCTCTATTCCAAGCACTCGTTATTTTACCTACGATGTTATCCATAATTCTGCTGATCGTATTGTAAAGATTGTTGAAAAAACTAATGACTTGGTTAATAGGATACATTATTGAATTCATTGTATTAGACATGCGATCCCAGTTTCTTTGTACAGTATTACTAATAGTGCTGGCTACATTCGACACCTTAGAACTCAAACTATCCCACACACCGCCTACAGTATCACGAACTCTATTCCATGCACCGGAAGTCAATGAACTTATCGTATTCCACGAACCATCTACCTTACTCCGTACATTATCAACTTTATTCGACACGGTAGAAGATATCTTGTCCCAAACGCCGGATACAACGCTAGAAACTTGATTCCACTTTTCAGAAGTTGCGTCTTTTACCGTATTCCATCCGCTAGACACAATTTCTCTCGCTTTTGAAATCTTTTCACTTATACTTCCAGTTATTTTATTCCAAGCATCAGAAATTAAAGTAGAGACTTTGTTCCACGCTTCGGACGTAACTTTTGAGATTGTGTCCCAGTTCCCTTTCACAGTATCGTAGACTTTTCGACCAAAATCAGTGACTATCTTGGAAATCCATTCCCAAAAACTGCGCAATTGATTAACTATCCAATTCCAAGTATCGTAAGTAGCCGTTTTGATCATATTCCATAATTCGGATATGGTATTAATCAGCATATCTTTATATTTATTGAACGTATCTTTTATAGCATTCCAGGCTTGTTCTATATAAGGTTTTATCCATTCCCAAAATTTAGTGACAGGTTCTTTTATCTGATCCCAAATCAAAATGAAAACTGTCAATAACGCTCTAAGCGGTAAAGTTATAATGTTAAACAAGATATTCCAAGCTGTTTGCGCTATTTCTTTCAAACCTTCCCAAAATGCAGAAAAACCATCTTTAACAGCTGTCCAAGCTTCGTCGCAAATTTGTTTGAATGAAGCCCACATTTCGGAAAACCATTGCAGAATACCATTCAAAATTTCTTGTGCTTTAGTTCCAACTGCTGTCCAGAAGTCGCTCCAAGCCGTTTTGAATTCTTCCCATTTTGTAGTGAAGTATTGAACTACGCCGTCCCACCATACACCTAAATTGGTTTTGAGTTGTTCCCAAATAGCGGAACAGGATTCGCTTACACTTGCCCACATTTCAGAAAACCATGTTTTAAATTGTTCCCACTTTTCTTTTAACCAGTCAGTTACGCCACCCCAGTTGTTGAATATTGCTATTGCAGCAGTTACAACGGCAATGATTCCGACAATAGCGGCAACTACAGCAGCTACAGGTGCACCAATGAAACCAGCGATCACAGTTACAACAACTGCTATTCCTTCAGCTAACATTGAAATAACACTGATAACACCACTTATTAACGGTCCTGCTTTCATAAATAAACCTATGAGTGAACCTATTCCACTGATAAAAGGCCCTAGTATCATCATGACAGGACCTAATACGGTGGCTATTCCACCGATTATAGCTATAGTTTTTTGCGCTTCTGGGGATAGTGACTTAAAGGCATCAGCAATGGATTTAGCAGCATTTTTTACATCCGGCATGATCTTTTCGCCTAGCTCTAAAAGCATTTCTCCAATAGGGCGCATTGCATCTTGAAATTCTCTTAATGTCTTTTGGAACTTAACACCAAATGTGTCTTCTTGTATTTTCCTTAAATTATCAACGGCGCCTTTTTGACTTTGCAAACTACTAGTTGATTCGCCCATAGCGTAAACAACTTGATTCCCTAAGTCTTCAAATTTAGTTCCCATTAGCGCTACGCCAAGTTGTGTAGCATCGACCTGGTTATCCATACCTTTTAAGTCTTTGATAATAGCGTAGAAGACGTCAGATGCAGGGCGTTGACCTTTCTTGAACTCTTCCCACATTTGTTGTGTTCCTTTAGACATTTGTCCCATCGCGTCAGAAGTAGATTTTGAACCATCTTGAATACGTATTCCGTACTCTTTAACTAGGTCGTTGACAAAATCAAGATTATATGCTCCAGCTTGCAACCCGTTTTTCAAGATATTCAACATCTGTTCAGAAGAAAATTGAGCTTGCTTAAACAATGGAACGTATTCAGCTAAGTTATCCGTGAATTCATGCGATACATCTAAACCACCTTGCATACCTACAGTGATGAAATCTAATGCTTCCTTACCTGTCATTCCATACTGTTTCATTAATTGGTTTGCACCACGGGTCGTTTCTCCTAAATCCATATCGAACGTTTTAGAAAGTGCTAAAATACCTTCTGTAACGCCTTCTATTTCGTCGAGCGGAACATCCTCCATGTTTTGCCAAACTTTAACCACTGTTTGGTTAACTTCATTTAGACTTTCTCCCCAACCTTTTCTAAAGACGTTTTCGGCAACTTTACCTACATTTTGAGCACCTTTTTCCGTCAAACCTAATGATGCTTGTATTTGTTTTTGCGATGAATCGAAATCAACGGCCCACTTTGTAGAAGCAGCAGCAACAGCACCCAAAGCAGGTGTAACGGTTCCTGTTAAATTGCCACCGATATCTTTCGTAGCTTGCCCTACTTTATGCAACTTAGAAGATGCAGCTTCTGCCGTACTTCCTTGTTCTCTTAAAGCTGTACTAGCTTGGTTTACTTCTGTTTTTAAACGGTTCTCCGCTTCTCTAGCCTGGTTTAATTTAGTTTCTAATTTAGCAACTTCTGTTGAGTTTTGGCCATACGCTGTTTTTGCTTGTGCTAATTGTTGTTCTAAGTTCCGAACGGTCTTACCACTCATATCTAAACTTTGTCTTAATTGGCTTTGTTTCTGTTCTAACTTTTGTGATTCCGACGCATTTTCGCCTAATTGAGAACGTTCTAACGCTAATGCCGATTGTAAACGTTTAGATTCGTCAGCTAATTGCGCTTCAGCTCTCTTCAATTCTTCTAACTTCTGTTTCGATTTACCGGATTCACTATTTCTTTCAGCTTCAGCTTGTTGGGCTTGTCTTAATGATCTAGTAGTAGTTTCTACCTGGTTTGACAAGTTTGACTCAGCCAACATTGCTTTTCGTAAAGCTTCCTCAGCTTTTTTGACTTCAGTAGAATTTTCTCCCCACACTTGTTTCGCTCTGTTTAATTGGTCAGTAGCTTCTTTAGTTTTCTGTTTAGATAGTTCGTATTGTTTCTGAAGTGTGGATAGAGTAGCAGTTAATTTATCTGTTTCAGAACCATTTAATTTCATTTGGGATTGCGTTAACTTTAATTCTTGTGTTAACGCTCTGTTTTCCTGGTTAATATCGGCTATTCTGTTTTTATAATCGGCTGTATCAGCCTTAAATTTAATTATGGTTTCCTTCGAAGGCGCAGCCACTATTTACCACTCTCCTTTTCTTCCATATAGGATTTCCAACCTAAATAAGCGCTTTTATTTTCAGCTATTCTTTGAACGTCACGTAAAGGAAGATTCCAGAAGTCATGCTCCGAAATTTCAAAAATAAATACGTAGAGACTGTATATGTCAACTATGTACTCGATCTCATATTTCGGAAGTTTTAACCCTTTTTTCCCGCTTTTGCTTGGAAACCTTTAGCCATATTGTTTTTACCTTTACCACTTAGAATCGCACCGAAAATTTCGAACGCTTCTTCCATGTTGATCTCGTATTGCTGCATGAATGTTTCAAAATCCATATATTCTTTTGGAGTAGCTTGACGATAAGCTGCATAAACAGTTCTAAAAGTGTCTAATAAATCAATATTTTGCATTCCGCCAGCGCTGAATAACGTACTTAAAAATGACTTGTTAATGATGCCTTCTTTTTCTAAATTGAATAATGTCCAAGCTGTTAAATTTGCATTAACCTTTACTTCTCTCGATTCGTTTGTTTCCTGATTTGTTAATGTGATAGTTTTTAACATGTAAATCTCTCCCTTTTAGCTAAAATTAAAAGGCGCCCAATTAAGAGCGCCTTACATAGTAAATCTTATTTTTTATTAACCTGTAGTCTTTTGAAGGCTTGCAGGATCGAATTTTGTTAACCAAGTCGTTTCGACTGTTCCCGTTAAATTGATACCTTCGTAATAAAGTTGTCCGTAAGCATCAGGTAAAGCTGTAATTTCTAGTTCAAATTCCGCTAATTCTTCAGCACCGTTTTCCACACTCTTTACATATCCAGTAGCAGCAGTGCAGTTAGGGAATGCGATTAAACGTTTGTTACCTTCAAAAATATCAGCTTCTTCAGCCACGAACGAGAAATCTTTCCCGATGCTATCAATACCGTATGCGTAAACATCGGCTACTAAACCATCATTTGTAATACCGAAAATGTCACGTAATACTTTTAATTGCATATGGCCACTAATTGTAACGGTTAATTGAGAAGGTTTGGATTTCTTCTTTTGAATAACACCACCACATAATTTCGAAATTGATTTAATTTCTGTTTCTGCATCTAGCTTTCCAACACAACCGAATGGCTCGGAAACCGTTGCCCCTTTAAATAAAACACTTGCATTTTTAATCTCAACCGCATCAAACACATCAATTGTAGGCATTTAATTTCCTCCTAATTTCTTATTAATTTCTTCTATCAAAGCTTTATTTAACTCTTCAGCAGCTTGTTCAGCTTTTTTATCCACACCATGCTCCATGAAGTTTAAAGGAGATCTCCTTTTACTTGTACCTACACCTAAATCCGGAAACACTAAGTAACTGAATTTAGCTTTAGGTTTAATTCTTAATGTCAAGTTTTCCCTTGTATCTGCACTAAGTGACTTGTATAACTTAGCGTGTGGTTTATCTCTATCTGAAATCGGTATTAAACCCAGGATAGATTTTTCCATAATAGGCGCTATTGTAGAACCTAATTCTTTGTTAATCACTGTTTCAGCAATATCCGGTAATTGTTTAATGTTATTTTGTAATGCTTCAAATTGCGAGAAGTCCATTGTGTAATTAGCACACATTTTTTATCACCCTCGATAAATCAAACCGAATAACATCCACAAAATACTCAGTATCTTTCTTTCTCATTCGATCTTTAACTGTCTTGCTGCAGCTATGCCCAGTTGGGGACAAAGAATTCATGAATGATAATTGTAATATGTCTAAATCCTCCCTGTTTTCAGAGAAGAAATAGACAATTACATCTTGTTTAAACGTTACCGGGCTAATCCTTTCAAACCCGCCCGTCTCGAATACAACGTGATTTATTTTAGATAAGTCTGCTTCATCTTCCTGGACGGCATCTTGATAAATTCCAGCACCAGTAAAGAATGCTTCTAGATGTTCCACAAGTTTAGTATTATACTTTTCAATCAACTGTTCCGGATTCATCAAGACCACCTACCTTTTGGAGATATAAGAACAAACTCTTTTTAGAACGATCTGTTTTGATAATGCTGTAATTCTCGTCTTGTAAACGGATTGTTAATCTGTCCACATTCTTGCTGTTAAATACAGGTGCATTCAGAACTTCAATTTTTCTATCTAACTGTTCCCCAACACTTTCAGCAAATTGAATATCCACTTCTCGAAAAGACATTTCGGAGAAACGTAATTTAGCAATCTCGATGGGTTTATGTCCTATCACCTTTTTAGCAGCGTTTCTAATAGTTTCCTGCTTCATGACACTGACAAAACCGTCATTAAATGTTTTTCTATGCTGTTCAATTGCCATCAGAAACCTTCCTTTCGTCTAATGCTACTTGGAATGTCAAACGTGAAAGTGGTTGTTCGAAATTAGATTCAAATTGATCTAAAGCATTGTTGTATTCATATCGAATGCGATTTATAACCAACTCACGTGCAACTAAATTGACCTTTAGATCAAGTACAGCGCCTACTAAGTCATTAATATAGTAAACGGAACGATCTATTAGCTTTACGATGTCGTTGTCTTCTTCAGTCCACGTAATAGCTAGTGCGTGTTTTACATCATCTAACAAATCAAAAGGCGACTGTAACGTCGCCGGTAATTGATTGTCACTCATAAAGGATCACTCCTTATTTAGTAGGTGCTGGAGTAGTCATCGCTGTAGCTGGGTCTTTCATTGTTGAAATATCATAAACTAAGAATGAAAGATTCTCTTCAGCACGTCCGTTAGCATACATCTTAGCAATATATAAATCTTCGTCTTCGATAGCTCGTGTTTGATCATAAACATCTAAACGTTGTGCGCCGCCTAATCCTAAGAAGTAATCTTTGGCCATACCAGCAATTAACTTACCTTTTGGAACTGCGTTAGATTTAATAATCTTACCTGGGATTGGAAGGACGTTGTAAGCATAAGTTCCATCAGCATTAGGACGTGTAGTGTAACCAAAAATTTTAGCCCAATAATCTACTGGATTAACAATTAGTAATACGTTTTCTGGATTGCGTTTGCCGTCTTTTGTAAGTAAAGCCATAATGTTTCCTAAAGTGAATGGAGAGAAGTTTTCTAGTGCTCCAGTTACCGCTTTATCAGCATGAACGCCGTTAGTCACTGTTAGTAAGTCTTTTAACATACCGACTGGTTGATCTTTTCCTGTACCATTAACGATTGCTAATTCTAAAGCAATTTTTAATGACTCTACTAATACAGTACGAACATAGCGATCTAGCCAAACTGGTCCAAGATCCAACATTGCTTTACACACAGGCATGAAAGCAGATAATTTGTATTGATTAACATCAATCGTTTCAAAACCTTCGTCTAAAAGTTCTTTATGAGCAGCACATAATTTGCCCCAGAACGCTGTTTGAACGTCACCTTTTTTAAGAATCCATTCAGTTAAAGCACCTACGTTAACAAAGTTGATTTCGTTTAACAACTCATGATTTTGTGTTAATTCTTCAAATACACGCTCGATTACAGTTGGTGGCACTAATGCTTCAGTACCAGCGAATGAAGCGCCTGCAATTACTTGATTATAATACTTAGTTTCTTGACTAGTTAAAGCGCGGCCACCGCGTGCAGCTAAAATAGCTTGATCACTAGATTGAACAGATGCTTGTTGTAAAATTTCATTTTGAATACCTTCAGCGAATTGAATTAATGCATTATCTACTTGTGCCGGCGTACCAGACGCTAATACCTCGCTTAATTGTTGACGATTTGCAATTTTTGATTCTAAGTCTTTACCCATTGTAAAGTACCTCCTATAGTTTGATAGATTTTAATAATGAAGCCATAAAGTTTGCTGATTTCTCAGCGTTTTGAATACGTTTGTCACCTTCGTTTTCGATAGGTGCTTCTTCTTCCGGTTCATCAATAACCGGTTCTTCGTTGTCCACACTTTCTATTGAATCTACAATTTCATCACAGAAACCATAAGATTTAGCTGTTTCAGCAGTCATGTAAGTTTCGTTATCTAATAACGCTTCTAATTCGTGAAATTCGCCGTTAAAACGATTTCTATATGATTGGATCAAAGCGTCATCAACATCGCGCAACATTTTGGCTTGCTTTTCTAACGAATCAGCATTACCGTACGCATAAGTTGAAGCCCTATGAACCATCATTGTTGTATTAGATGGCATGATAATTTTGTCAGCTCCCATTGCAATTAAAGAAGCAGCAGAAGCAGCAAGACCATCAATAACGGCTGTAACAGAAGCCTTATGACTTCTTAGGTAGTTACAAATCGCAATACCTTCGAATGCATCACCACCACCGGAATGAATGTGTAATTCAATTTCGTCAGCATCAATGTTATCGAACATTTCGCGAGTCTTTTTAGCGTTAATATCGCCCCACCAACCAGCACCAACAGTTCCATGCATATAAGCGACTACTTTTTTACTGTTCTCCTGATTCTCCATCATTAGGAACTTCGGTTGAATCTTTTCCATTTCCATCAATTCCACCCCCTTCCATAGTTCCGCTTATCCTTGCTCTTTCATAGTTCTTAGTGACATAACGTTCCTTAGCCCAATCTTCATCGATTAATTCGCCACCTAATCGCTCAATTACATCATTAATACTAAGACCACCAACGGCGAATAGTTTGTCCACAGCGTTTGCGAACTTGGTTAGGTCGAACAATTTGAAGTTCTTCATATCAAATTTGATATAAGTTTTGTTTAAAAATTGATCTCGAGTAAACATCTTTTTGTTATACTCATTAACAATCATTTCACCGATTGGTCTAACAGAGAAAAGTATGAAGTTATCTAGGTCACCAGTAGGATTACCAGAAGTAGAGATACCCCCTTCGCTAATTCCACTTAATAATGATGGTGGTATGTGGAAAGCAACGGCCACAAAGTCTAACATATCTTTTGCAAGATTCTTAATATCTCGTGTATCTAACTTTTGCAGATCTTTGCTCTGATCTTCTAAGTTAACTTGCTCCGGCAAGAATAAAACAGATGCAATTTTTTCGGGATTCGTATAATCTCTCATCTTTTCCTCAAAAAGTGCTTGTGCTGCTTTGCCGTTCTCGTCTGTTAAGGAGTTCATGAAACGTCCTTTAATTAAAAATCTAAGTTTTCCATTCCCCTTATAATCAGACATAGCTTTTGCTAGTAATAATCCGTATGAGTTATACAAACTATCAATAACTTGATTAATAGACTCCTGGGAAAGTCGGAAATACATGACTTCGCTTTCTTTATAAGTTTTTGTTAACATTTCACCGTTAATTGACAATGAATGATACGTAAACTCTGTTAAACCATTCGTAGTTTCGCGATAAAACGAATCAGCTACCCACAATTCTTCGCCAATGGGAATAACCAACGCTTCATTTTCGTAAACAAGGTTATATACAACTTTTGTCCAGAATTCATGAGCATTTTCATTCTTATTAGGTGCTACATTCAATTGATAGTAGTTTAAATGCCGTTTTAACTTGCCATCTCTATAAGATTCGAAGTCACAAGAAATTAATGAACGTGCAATTAAATCAATAGCAGCGTTAACGTATAGTTTTTTGTAAGCTATTTCGGCTTTTAATTGCAGTGTTTGACAATCTGGATCGGGAATTTCGCTACTACTACCACCAAAAAATGTTTTAACTAGTGTTCTAATTCCCAATTGACTCACCTCCTTTAGTTAAAATGACCATACTTGCATATCATTTAAATCGACTGCATAGTCTTCAATTTCTCCATCAAAATTTAAAGCGTGAGTGAACGCGAAAAACCCGTCAGTTTTTCTTTTGACAGGGTCGATTTTTTTATATTCTTTTGATCCATTCCCTAATTCATCCACATAGATATTTCCACAATACCACCGCATAACAGGGTCATCGTGGAAAACGATATTATGATTGATGAATAGATGTTGGATTAACGGGTCTAACATAGCGTGAATATATTGACCACGACGTACTACCTTTACTTTTTCATGGAAACCAGCTTGTTCTAATAAAGGCTGCAAGATTACTGAACGGAATTTATCAATGGCGATGTATTTAATATCGTATTCTTTTGCTTTATCTAAGAACCAATTGATAACACGTTCTGGTTTTATCTCTTTATCGTACACAATGGTGAAGAGTCCTTTTTCCACACCTATATCAATGATATCCTGGTTTATATCCTGCATTTTCAACGCTTCGTGCCATATAAACGTGTGGTGAATCCAAATACGCTTACCATTTACCTTAAATAACAAACCCACGCTGCAGAAGTCACGTAATTCAGCAAAATCTACACCACCAACGCATTGATATTGATGCAGATTGTCTGGTAATTCTTGATCTGTAGCAAGAATATCCTCATAAGTTGCGATTTTATGTTGAAATAGCTGCTTCGGAATGTTCATCCTTTTTGTCATAAATTCCACATGCATTGGAATGTTGGTCTGACAATCGGCCCATTCTTCTTTCATCGTTTCGAATAGTTCCGTGTTATCTCTAATAGAAGGATTAGCTTTTTCCCAGTTTGCAATGTCTTCAACTTCCTCTTCGGAATCTAATTTGCAGATGAAGGGGAAAATCTTACTGTTTTCAACTTCTCCACTTAGAACCATTCGTGCTTTTTCTTTCATATCATCCAAAACGCCACCGCGGACATATCCATCAGTTGTTAAATAAAACGTTCTACCGTCTTTTACTTTCCCTAAAGCTGAACGGAATACCTTAATAGACGCGTAATCTTCATATTCATGAATTTCATCGAACCAAACTGAACCAGGCCTTAAACCGTCTTTCGTTCTAGCATTTGATGTGTTGTATTTTAAATGTGATTTGTTCTTTTTATGTTCAATTAATACTTTAGTCGTATTGAAAGACTTCTTCAAAACACTATTTTTAGGGTTATCAATTACATTCCGAACATCTTGAAATGTAGTTTTTGCTTGTTGTTCAGAAGTTGCTACCCATTCGATATGATAATTATCAATTCCGAACTGTTTGGACAGCATATAAAAATTATGCCAACCACCATAACCATTTTTACCGCCACCACGACCCATTAAAATTAAAATCTGATTCCAAACTAAACGGTCATTGTCTTTGTATCTAACTCCATATACGCAAGCATTAACAAATCTTTGCCAAGCGTAAAGTTTGAAGGGGAAATATGGCTCTGGAATTTTAACACTATCCTCAATAGCTTTTACATCAATATAAACATTTGGATTATCTAAAGTTTTTCGAACTAAGGCCATTAATTGTTTTTGTTCTTTGCATGACTTTATTTCTCCGCTTTCCACACTATACATGTACTCACTAATGTAAGGGTGATATTTATAAGGAAGATTAGACTTCTGTATCATCGTCATCATCCTCACTTACCGCTTTAAGACCCAACTCATTAAGAATCTTTAACATTTGCGTATTAGTCTTATTCAACTCATTAATACTATCGTTTTTCTTCATAAAACCATTAGCACCTAAAACTGAAACACCTCGATCTTTTACATCAGCTATCAATTTATTTTTTATATCCCAAAATGACATATAATCTTCTACTAAATCCATAAAATGAGCGTGTATGATACCGTTTGTGCCAAGTTGTTCATATAAATCATCTCTTATTTTATTTCTAAGCGTTTTTTCTCTGCTCTTTTGAAGCTTTGCAACCTTTTCTGAAACATTTTTTAGACCTTTTTCATTTATCATGTCTTCCCAATAACGACTACGCCATGATTTAACAGTGCTAACAGATACACTATATTTATCCGCAATATCCTTGTATTTAACGCCTTCTAAGAAATCTTTGAACGCTAATTTATATTTACTTTGTTTTCCGCTCACAATATCATCACCCCGCTTCTTTATTAGATTTTTTCGAAGATTAATTTTAAAAACTTTTCTTAAAAGAACGAAAATAGATGTGTATATTTTTACTTAACAGAAAACATTAGCAACTGCATACTGATCACAAATACATATCAAAAAGTTTCATCATCCAAGTAAAAGGAAGATATTTTTTTGTGATTTTTTCTGTCTCACGCGCGAAAAGCAAAAAATAAAAAGACAAATCTCCCCCCCGCGTTGCTCGGTCCCCCAGCAAAATTGTTTCTATATTTTGACCGGGGGGTGTCTCAGGAAATTTATCTTAAATTATTTTATAGCTAAACCAAAGAATAGCTCAGCATATTCAATAACAATGTGAGCTTCAGTTAAATTCATATTTAGATAATGTTCTAGCCAATGTTCTCGTAAACTTTTCTTTACTGTTTCAAGTGTAGTCTTCTCACATGCTCTTGGATTACATATGTGTCGTATCTGTTTGTATGTTGTGTAGATGTCACGTTGAAACTGTTTGAATATATCTAAAGCACGCTCATCATCTGTTCCGTCTTTCACTAATGTCTTGATGAATTGTAAGTCATATATGTTACCTTGTATCGTTAGGCTGTCCACACTTACCACCTCTCTTCATCTACTATCGTGCAACGTTTCTTCACTATGTTCTTCTCTTTGTTGTGTTCTTTGTTATGGCATTGAATGCATAGTGTTTCTAGGTTGCTTAATGTATATGCTAAGTCTGGTCTGTCACGTAACTCCTTGATGTGATGGACGTTCCTACCCTTGCTATACTTACCTTTGCGCTTGCACTCCTGACATTCGCTGTTGTCTCTTTCTAATGCCTTGATTCTAATGTTCCTTCTCCAGTAAGGATGCTTATAGAACTTAATGATATTATCTTGTTCATATAGTTTATTAATCTCTTGTATTGTTAAAGGTTGCACAGTTACACCAGCCTTTATCTTTCGAAATAAAAAAGCACCCGAATGGATGCTTTGAAATGGGTTATTAATTTGTACTTTAATTCCGGTACGTGAAGTTTTATCCTTATTCCAATCACCTAATGATGAACCGCTAATACGCATCAACAATATTAAGTAACTGGAAGAAGAGCAAAAGCTCTCCCTAATAACGGTATCATTCAATCATTACCATCTGCTGGTTCCGGATTTTATGCGCCGTCATTACGAAACCGTTTAGACAACATATAGTTTATAAAGGAATTTATGAGTCGTGTTTTCCGCCACTTCTCACAATACAAATATATCACGTGAATTCCAAAACAACCGGCACATATCCTGCCAAAAAGCGGTCACGACTCTGCCACCTTTTTCAAAATAAACATTGTAAGTTCACCATATATATTACCCTTTATTAATTAGTTGATGAGAATCAGCTTTTTTTAATATCATTGTTGATTTTAATAACTGGAATAATTTAAGCACATCTTTTTTCGTAATAGATTCATAATCATAAAAACCGTGCATAATTGAGTTTCGATTCAGTTCTTTTCCTAATTCATTTGGGATTTTCAAAAATAACTTTTTATACATCCGAAGTATAGAATTAGTAAATATTTGAGTAAAATATTCTTCATTAGCTCTTTTATATTCTTCAGGGTTCACTTTTTTATACAGACCGTAGCTATTTGGTTTACCATCAATAGATATCATTTCTATTTTTATTTTCCCTTCACACCACGATGAAAACACATGTTCAAAAGTAGCGAGAAGCGGAAATACACACAACTTGTATAACCCTAAGTTATATGCTTCGTAAGCTTCTTTAATAATAGGCGCATGAATTCTAAACATAGGATCATTAAGTAATTCTCCTATATAACTCTCTAATTTATTTTCTATATATTCGGGTATCATTTCAATAGATATAAGCTCATCCATTATGTCAGCTATGGTTGGAAAATCTAAACACCACATTTCAGCTTCTTGCTTCAATATAATATTTTCTATTTTCTGTAGATCCTCTATTTGAGGTGCAAGCATCATTAGAAACCTGTATTTTTTCAAAGATTTTTCAATTGCTTCTTTTATCATGTCTGGAACCTGAATTTCTGCTTCGCCGTTCCCCTTTATATCCTTAACATTTTTCTTATCTATCTCTTTCATAAATTGTCTCCCTTCATATGCACTTATATTTTATCATCATTTATGTTAATAAATCGAGTTACCCATATCTTGTATTGTGTGTAACTGACCCCTTCGCCAAATCCCTTGCTATCATTGATTTCATTCTACTTTCTCTTTTGAGTTACACAGTACGAAATTTATGGGTAACTGTATAGATTTAAAAAGAAAAAGCAATGCTTAGATTTTAAACCTAGTCATTGCTTTATCCATTGCATCTTGGTTTACCCCTATATAACGTAATGTGACCTTCTCTGACGAGTGATTGAATATCTCCATAAGTAATGCTATGTTTTTCGTTTGCATGTACATATGATACCCGTACGTCTTTCTCAACGTATGTGTTCCTATTTCATCTAATCCAAACTCTGCCGCTGCTCCACTTAATATCTTATATGCCATACTACGACCGATAGGACGATTCTTCCCTTGTCTACTTTGTAATAAATACTCATTATCTTCTCTTTCTTCAATAAACCATTTCAGTTCTCTTTTCAGTGCTGCAGTAATTTGTATTCGTTTCTGTTTCCCGGTTTTCTTTTCTCTCATAGATATATGACTACCTTTAACATCTCCTACCTTCAATTTCAAAATGTCCGAGATTCTCAGGCCTGTATTGATTCCCATAATGAAGAGAATGTAATTACGTAAGCTCTTTTCCTTAAAATACTCTTTTAGCTGCTGTATTTCTTCTGGATCACGTATTGGCTGAACAAAATTCATTATTCATTACCTCCAGTCTCTTCTGTCTCGTAAACTTCTAATCCAAGTGCAAAAGCAAGCTTATAAAATGCCTTAGACTTCCAACGTCGATAAGTACGCTCTGACATCCCTATTTCGTTGTAAACCATGTAATCACATACGTCCTCTTCTTCTAAATAACGCTTATAAATAATATCTCTTTGAATGCTTCCTGCACGTCCGTTCCCTAATCGATTTAGAAACTGATCAATACGTACTGACATTCTTTCAAGCCACTCTTCTCGTTTACTTTGTTGAATATTTGCCATAGCAACATCTTCTAATGGTTTTCCAACGGTATGTGTAGGACCATGCTCACGTACTTCATAAGAAGGAGTGACTTTCATTTCTTTACGCATCATCCCAAATTGTCTATGTATACGTACGCTTTCCAACACACCTTCTAATTCCTCTTGTGTTGCTGTTCTATCAATTTTTGGTAAGAAAGATAATTGTTTAGTCATGTAAGACCACTCCTTTTTATTTTTAAATTACTTTTGTCTTAATGCTCCACGTCTTCGTTCATAACAAGGTCTATGCATCCCCATTAAATCTTCAATCTCACGAGTGCTAAATTTCTCTTTTCGTTTTTTCTTCTTTTTCTTTTTCACTTGATGCGATTGCTTTTTCCATTCACGTAACTGATCCTTTAATCCCTTCATTTCCCCATCTCCCTTTTCAAAATAAAAAGGACACCTATTCCTAAAACAGCTTTAACTGCTGCTTTAATGAATTGGTGTCCTCTAGTTTTCTAGCCGGACTGTATTCTGTTTGCATTCACTTTAAAATACCAGCTTGTACAAAAATGTTTCTCCAAGCTTTATTGACTTGAAACTTCTCCACATCTTTTGCACGACGAGCAATTGCTTTTCTAATTTTTCTTTTCTTCAAAGCCTTCATTCTACTAACCTCACTTTCTATTAAAAGGATTATTTTGTTCAGTTTCAAAACTCTTACACTATATTTTCGTTTTCTTATATGATTATTTTGCTATATAATTTAACTGTTATATATTCAAACCAATTAAGAGGTATTTACTATGATTGAAACAGTTGTATTAGCAGGTTTTATATTTTTAATTATCTTTGTGCTAAAGTTGCCACGGTACATGCGTTTAAAGCGCGAAAATGAAGAAGCACTCATACGTAGAAAAAAAGAAAGAGAAAGAGCATATAAACTACATATGGAGGAACTTCGTCAGTCCGGTATTGATGAAATCGATCAAATGAATGGTCTACAATTTGAAGAGTACCTAAGCTCTTTATACCAATCTCTTGGATACAATACAGAAGTTACAAAGGGATCTGGTGATTTTGGAGCCGATTTGATTTTAGAAAACAATGATGAAAAAATTATTGTCCAAGCAAAACGCTACAGTAGCAAAGTTAGTATCCAAGCGGTTCAAGAAATAGTTGCGGCAAAAGGTTTTTATAACGCTGAGCACGCTTGGGTTGTTACAAACAACTATTTCACAACACCTGCCCGTAAATTAGCGGACGCTAATGATGTATTACTTATAGATCGGGACTTATTGATTAAATTAAGTGTGCAAGTAAATCAAGCGAAAGTATCAACTCGTGTTGAGAGATATAACTCCAATTGAGACACTCATGTTAGTGTCTTTTTTTATGACAAAATGAAATTTTTATAATAAACCTTCAATCTTTGCTATCGCTTCAAATATCGGATAAATCTGTTGAGGCACAACCGCGTTTCCCAAGAATCTTAATCTATCTTCGTCCAATCTTGTGGCAGTCCCATCATCCATTCCACAAATTGCGGGTTGATTTTCTTCCCAATATGTTCTGGAAAGTGTTCCCCGATTGATCCCGGTAGTGTTTTCCCGTGGCTGCCGTTTGCTTCTGAAGGGCACAACTCGCGGATCGGCTTGTAATTTTGACTTGTCGTTGGAGTGGCCAATAATAAATGTCCTGTATCTTTGATGTGGCGCCCCGACACTGACAGCCGGTAATACGAACGTCCTTGTCGAGTAGTTTTCTTCTTCCAAGTCGGAGAGCACGGTGTCCAAGCCCATTGTGACGTGTCCAGCAACATTTTCTCCAACAAACCAAGTGGGTCCGAGTTCTCTAATGAGTCGGAAGACTTCTGGCCATAACCATCTTTCGTCTTCTGCACCTTTTCTCTTTCCTGCCATGCTTTCTCCCTGACAGGGATATCCTGCTGAAATAACTCCAATTGAATCAACGTCAACACCTCCATCTATTAATGATTGTTTCGTAAGTTTATATAAATCCGGGAAAATAGGAATGTTAGGATAGTTCTTTCTAAGTACTTTCTGATTGAACTCTTCTATCTCGCAAAAGGCTGCTGTTTCAATCCCAACCCAATCCGCTGCCATGCTTATTCCTGCAATTCCCGAACATAGATCTAACATTTTCATACCCTATTCCCCTTTGTTTTAAAATAGCTTTTAGTTTTTATCGTTACATTTCTCGCATTTAAACTTCTTATTTCTATTTTCATAATTTGCCTTTACAGTTATTTCTTTTTTACAATCACTACATAGTGTTAGAACCTTATTAAATCCCATAATCAACTTCCCCTTTCTAACAAAATAGCGTTTTTGTTTAGTTTCCAGTTATCTTATCGTACAATCTGAGAGCAAATCCTATAGGAAGCAATACGAACGTACACATAGCCATCCCTAATAGGAAATACCAGATGTTCTCATAGTTTTCTCTTTGGTAAAAATCACGTACTTTTAGATTGACCAATGTTCCCCCTCCTTTCTCCAAAATAACGATTTTGTTCAGTTGTTTATTTAGTATTCGTACCTTCTACGCCTCGTTTTTCCCTACCCACAGTTCGTTTGCTAAGCCACAGTAATGCCTCTTCTAGCTTAGTGATTGCCATTGAGTTCTCTCTACAACGGAAACCTGTTTGGTTGAAATGTTCAAGGCGACAAATAACCATAGCGATAAGATCCTCATTCGTTACACCGTTAATACCAGCTTCTTGGATTGGCCCTTCTTGAAAATTAATCTCTCCAACCTTTAAAGGTAATGGATTATCGTTCTCGACGTTATTAGGATTGTACATAACGATTCCAGTGTTAGCATAAACTTCAAAGTGATGTGGGGCATTGTTTGTAAACTCCTCTTCATGAAATACCTCTGTATACTTACTCGTTAACAAATCATGTTCTAGTCTTTTCATTTTTCATTTCTCCTTTTTCTATTCAAATAAGAATTTTGTTTAGTCTTGCACTAGGTCTTTCAAATCAATAGGCTCAACCATTAATTCACGCTGTTTATCCGCTGTACTTGTTCCACCCCAAAACATTTCGCCACTTCCTACAATAAATGCTTCAATTGCTCCGCCTGATCTGTACTCTGATTTAAAACCAACAGTTTCTCCGAATCTAAATAGCTTGCCTGGTTCTAAATCTGCTAACTTAACTTTCAACCCTCTCTCTCCGTTTCTAACAAGAATCTTTTCAAAACACTCTTTGCATATGCCGTTATGATTACCGTATTCCCTGCATTGGCTGCATTTTAATCCCATTCTTTTTACCTCCTACCAAATAACTATTTTATTAATATCCTTATTTCTCGATTTTAAGATCCGTGTTAAAATAACCTCATATCATTCTTTTTACTTTCACTTTAAAGATGATACTTCAATCTTGGCCCTAGTCTTCTAGGGCTTTTTTTATTTCAAATAAGGATTTTGTCTTAATATCCGTTATCCTGACGTTCAAAGTTTTCTTTATTTTTTTCTTTATACGCACGTACAATATCCTCATATGTATATCCGTACAAGTAGCAAAGTCTGAAGAAAATACCGAAAGCCTTATGTAAATGTGTTAGAGTTACGTTTAAATCTCTATACTGGCACCACGCACGTTTAGCAGTTAAAATGTCCTGCATATACCATTCAAACAGCATGTTCACGTTTAATACATTTTTCTTCATAATGTATTGCTCGCGAAACATTGCTACAATTCTACGCTTTAAGGTATAACGATCTAGTTCAATTACAATGTTCATAAGAAAATGGAATCCATCAACTAATTCCACTAATAATCCATCTTTAGGAGTCCCAAACCCTACACTCCACATTTTGAACGCTCTCGTTTCATTCCACGCCTCGCCAATCTCAACTAACAACGCACGGAACAACATGTCTAATTTGTCATTACCTTTATAACCAATACGTCTATCAAGTTCCTTTTGCATTTCTATTAATTCACTAATATCAAATGTTTGGTTCGTTTCTTCTTTAGTAATAATATGCAAGTTAGTTACATGTATCATTGTGCATACGCTCCTTTTCGATAATCTTTAATAATGTCACCATTTCCATTAAAATAAGCAATTTCCCAATACGGATTAAATCTAAACTTATCCGGATTACCATCTAAAATAACGTACAAATCATTTTTACAATTCCCCACGATTGTCCCCATTCTTCCCTGTACTTCGACACGCATCCCGCGCTTGGCAAATGGTATTCTCCTGTAGTTACACATTTTCCGAAATGCTGCTTCTTGTCCAAAAAGCGTCGCAATATCTACTACTCCCAGGTACTTGCAACTAATGAACCTTTCAAATTGTTCAAATGGCATATCTATAAAGTGCTGCTTTTTAAATTGTTTATAATAGTGATATTTTGCTTTCTCTTCACTTTCTTTGGAAATGATATGGTCACATCTCCACTGCGGAAAAACTGTTGAAATATGATACTTGTATGTAGGAGCAGCAGCCATTAGTTTCCCTCCTGACCAACAAAAGAGACTTTTGACCAATCCATTTCTGCTGTTTCTTCTTGATTAATCATCTCCAAAGGTACTTCTAGCAAGAAGCGCGCTGTTTTGTTGCAATTCGTGCATTTCACATGGATGGATTTGTCTTCTGCGCTTACCATGATTCCGCCGATTCCGTTATCCTCAGTCGCGATAATTGGCAATACAGATGTAACTGGACCTTCATTTTCAAATTCTTTTTCAACCAAACTAGCCAGTATATTCATTCCACATAAGCAAGTAATTTCAAATTTCATATTATTTATCCCCTTTAATTGTTTTATATTTGTAACTATTAGCAAGACCGTCAATTCCAGCTCGTCCAATTCCCACAATTGACGGTCTCTGAGCCTATAACACTTCAAATCTATTAATCGATTTATTATCTTTTGTTTCTCCAATTGCTTTGTTCACCTGCTGTTTACTTTTGAATCTTGTCGAATACCCTAATTGCTATAGCTATAATAAGACTGAATATTACAAAAACAATTAATGTATCCTTATCCATAACGGATTAACCCGCCATATCTTCTGCGAAAAAGTAGATTTCCAGTTCTTTAGGATCTGTTTGGAACCTTTCATCTGAGTTATTGACAAGTACTGTTACAAGTCCTGTTCCCGGATCTTGATGTTGTACAGTTAACACCGATGTATCGTCAGTAACAAAGTCGCCAGGATGAAATTCGTTGTTTTTTCTACCTTTAGCAGCAAATACTCTGCGACGCTCTTCCCAATACTGTTCATCCTCTGTTGCTTTGCGGCACTGGTCAGCAAACTGCCAGCCCTTATCCCCCACACTCATAACCGATTCATTACCCCAAGTTCCATATACTGCAATGCGCTCGTGCTGATCGATAAACGCAATGTCTTGCACCTCTGCAAACATTGTGTAATCTTTACCTTCAAACGCTACCCATTCTCCCGCTTTAAATGGTGGCATAATAATTTCCGTTACATTTATATTCACTACAGTCATTTTCATATTTAATTCCTCCTTAATTTGTACTAAACCCAAAAATCTACACTTTGTTCTAATTGAACATCCATTTCCTTACGAGCATATTCATGTTTCTTATTCTTGAATTTAACTGAATAATAGAAGCCATTTTTACTAACTCCCCTTACTCTGTCTATATGTTGGTACTGGAATACCTTGAATTCTTTCGCATACTCACTTGGATCTTTATCCGTTCCACAATTGCTCCAACCGTTCTTTATATATTGACCAGGATCATCACATACTACATAAATTTCTTCTTTCTCATTAGCAACTAAATAGATGTCATCCCAATACTCTAAAGTTTTCATCCCTATTTTGATTGCCCTTACTGCATCGAGAATACTTTTAAATTCAGCTTCCATAGTATTTAACACCCTTTCATTATTTAAGATATTTAGTTACATATTGCGGTCTAAATCCACTATCCAAATAGATCCTTAGCTGCTGCGGCTCTTGCGATTCCCTTGCCGCGCAGCAAATCTTCTCTGCGGAATCCCAATGAAAACTTTTGTCTTCACTTCTCTTATAACGCCATATAGCTGTGACGTAATCTATGAACATGTCAAAGTGATTATCCTGTTTTGTAGAGCGCGGCAGCTCGTCCGCGCTCCAGACATCGCATGGAATAATAGCCATGACATCTACAAAGCTTGACAACCCTCGCCTTTGTTCTACATTCGCCTTCTTTATATCAAAAGGAGAACTTTCTAATATATCTGGTTGTTTTATAGAATCATTCAGTAACAGTGTCAGTTGTTCCGTCATGGCGCTCACCTTCTAACTGCATTTGCAGTGTTGCAGTGAATCCACGTTCTAATACTGATCCGATAACTGCATTCATCCATAAATGAGTTCCGATCTTCCTTTGTAAAAGTGTTATAATCGTTAGCATTTCTTTTGTAGATAGTGAAACAAATTCACCTAATTTTTCTTGGTTAAATTGCCCACCACGCTTTTCTATGTTTAAAGTAATGTTATTTTCTCTCACATACTGTTCCGCCTTAATTAGATCAAACTGACGAACCTTATCACGTCCATATTTGGTAATTAACGCTTTTAACATATCTACTAAAACATTGATATCTACCACTTTTAATTTGGTTTCCATCTCACCACGGCAAGATTTGCATAACGTTTTTTCGCAACCATCAATATGCATATTTGTGACATCGGATTCTGGTATTACATCACCGCAAATATCGCACCATTCGCTATTGTCAAACAACGCACTGAACATAAATTTCATCTCCCAACCTTTAATTTTTAATCGTTTATATATAACGCACTTATTGCATGGCCGCTAGTGCGTTTATGTGTACTAATGTGTTATAATTGCAAATGTAAATTCTTTCTTAACTACCCATCTCGCAAATGGGTATTTTTTTATATACTTTTTTTGATTTCTTCTACTATCTTCGAACTTCCACTAACCTTTTCTAGATGCTTAGCAACCTTCAAAACTTCATTTCTTTCTTTACTTTTATTTTGTTGATCACTCTTCTGCTTTTTCATGTACAGGTCTATAAGTTCCGATTCAATCGCAACTGCTTCACTAGATTGTTTGTCGCATAGTGTTTTTAATTCTTGAGCAGCTGTAAACTCACCAGAATTCATTGCTCTTTCACATTGAGAGAGTAATAACTTACGATTCATCATATATTCTCGAAGCTTCCCCTCTAAAAGTTCAGCTCTTTGTACATGCTTAGGAAGCACTCTGTCTCTTATTCCCAATTACATTCACTTCCCGTTCTTGTTTACGGTCATCTTCATCGAGTTTTCGCTCGATGAAGCTACCGCCTTTGTATGCTGCTAATGCTAGTAATCCAAGTCCTAAACCAAAGATACACACGGCATTGGTACTCTCAACTAAGACAATGTCCATTTTATTGAACCCTCTCTCCTACATGGTCTAATACTTCTCCTTCTGTACTAATAAACATCTGGCCTTTAACTCCGGAAAGCAGTTCTTGTCCAATTACATTGCCACTATCATCATGGTTAATTAAGATTTTCGACTCAACTTCATCTGCTGGTACTAGAGTCGATTTAGTTTGCACTTTACATGCACACACATCACGTTTGTCATTACCTGTAATTGATAATGTTATGACAATTTTTCTTGCCTTTTTTGGATCGGTATTAATATCCGACATATTTTCCATCACTTTTTGAAATTCACTATTAAATTGTTCTGCTAATGCTCCATTAGCAAATGAATTTAAGTCAATCATCTTTCTTCCCCCTTGTTAAACTAATCTTGGTCGCCATGCTTTAATGTAAGAAATAGCTTCATCAAAGTCTTTCTGACGAATATTACGATAACTGTTTACCGCAAATGAATTTTTCACATCTTTCCAAGCTGCTGAAAATAACTTACTTTTGCTATCATGTACTTCGGGATTAAATGTCCCTTCATCCCAGAGCTTACACACCCTACGATTAACAGCATTTCTAATTGCTAATTGTTGACTATAATCAACTGTCATACGTTCTTGTACTGTTTGCTCTAGTTTGCCTAATCGATCTCCATGACTCATCATTTCTGTTGTCATGATATTGATCATTTGTAATGGATGCATTTTTTGTTTAATTTGTTGTTCCATACGGTTAAATTCATATATGTAACTTTCTTTCATTTGAGCTGCTCTTTCACCCGTATATCCCATAACCAGAAACATTAATCCATCTCGTTTAAGCAGATACTTAGGTCTTACCTTCTGTTGAGCATCCTTATATTCGGCCAACGAAAAATTTCGTTCGCTAAATTCTGTGCTACAGTTTAAGGATTCAATACTTTTCAGTACATCTGCATGACGTTTATTGAAAACATCTGCAACTGTTAAACTGTCAGTCACTAAATCATTTCCTTCTATGAATACCAAATGACTCACTGGATGCTGTATTGCTTGAAGTCGACTCATTCCAAACCCTCCTGAGTTTATTTTTCGTAAACTTTTTTATTAATTATTTCTTTTTATATAAGTTTGCATTTTGCAAACTTTTTGTTTAAAAAAATAAACCGATTAATTTCGATTTTATGTCATGGTGCATTAATTATCTGATTTCAAAAAATCACTTATTGGAGTATCTAGAACTTCTGACATGGCAATCAAAGCCTTTCTTCCTGGTTGGCTTTTTCCACTTAAATATAAAGAAACAGTAGAAGGGTCCCGTTCTATAGCAGATGCTAGGTCAATTTGTTTCATTTTCCTCTTTCTAAGCAAAGTTGACACTTTCTCGCTGTCAAATTTCATTTTAATTTCACCTCGCTTGTGCTTTACACTTTGAATTCTATCAAAAAGTTTGTAAAATGTAAACTTTTTATTATTTTTTTTACTTTTACGTCATTTAAATCTAGTTCTAACTATTACAAAAGTTTGATTCTATCAAACTTTTGTAATAGAATGTACTTAATTGCATATTAACTAAATTGACTATAACTGAAATGATTATATATAAAGGGTGAATAATTTATGCGTGGAGATAGGGTAAAACAATTGAGGAAATCCAAAGGTTGGACACAGGGTGAACTTGGGGAAGCTGTAGGTTTAAAAAAAGCTACAATTTCATTAATAGAAAACAATAAACGAGATCGAAGTGAGAGATCCGTTTCTGTATTTGCAGAAGTTTTAGGGTGTACATCTGATTATTTACTAGGATTTTCAGACGATCCACAATTAAATAGTGAACAACATTCCAGATTGAAACAAGAATTTGATGAAATTTATGAGATGCTGCAAAAAATGCCAGAAGCAGAACAAGAGATGTATTTGAAATGGATAAAAGCTGGTTTAAATACAGAAAGTAAGTAAATGATTGTTAGCATGAGCGCTAACAATCATTTTTTTCGTTTTTCAAGCGATTCTTTAATATCATTAACATGATTCCTAGCCTTTTCATCTGTTTCCCCTTTTTTTAATAATTCCCATAGATTAGTAGCTAGATCATTTTTTTCTGTTGTATTTTCTTCATGTACTAATGCTAAACTCATTATTTATTCCCCCTACATCCTTTTTATTTTATATGCACCGTTTAGAATGGAAAGTTTTTATCGCTTTTTATCTGGAATCATCAAAAAAGTTTCCACTCTTTATAAAGCAGAAATGACACTATCAAATATGATAGTGTCATTTCTAATATTATTATTTATAAAAATCAACCGCCGCCCGGATTCGGGTCCATATACATTACTGGCGCGTCTACATGCTTAATTTTATCTTGTTTTGTAGCTGGTGCAAATGTAAAAGTAGCAGCTGCCGCAATTGTCAAAATAACTTTAAATAACTTGGACTTCAAACATTTCACCGCCTCTTACTTATATAATTTGATTATAACATTTTAATGCATTAATAGGTAGAGAAATATAGAAGAAATCACCTGTTTTAGAAAAACTTTCTACGGACTGTTCAAAATATTCCTTATCACCTGTTGCCAGTCCCATATAATACAGTTGAAAGGCACTAAGTGAACCATTCTGCTTCTCTAGTCCTCTAAGTATTTCTAAAGCTTCTTCCTTTTTACCGATTTTTATATAAAAAAACGCTAACTCTGCTAAATCAAGTTTGGTACGATCAATTGAATCCAAGTCTTTCCCATGATGTATTTTTAAGAATAGTAAAACATTTAATATTTTATTTTTTCTTATTTTAAACTTTTTATTAACTGGAACACCTATAAGTTCAAGTGCTTTGCAGATATAGTTTTTCGCCGTTTCATAATCACTTAGCGCATAACTTTCTCCTAATTTACAATAAGCAATTGCTTTAGTACTTATATAATAGTTAAAAGGGTCATTTAAAATTTCAAAACAAATTTCTCTCGCCTTAAACAAATCTCCGTTATTATGCAAATGAATAGGTACTTGCATTTCTTTTACACGCAAGAGAAATGAATTTCGATTTGTTTGTTTTGAAACTTTCTCAATCCTAGGTAATACACTTTCAATATATTCATTAACCTTTTGGTAATTACTAAAATCTAAATAGGAATACATCATACTAAAATCCGAAACAATCATTAAGTCATCATCAGTATTTTTTTGGAATTCTCTTTTCTGTTGAACTTCATTAAAAAAGTCCCTTGCAATAATAGTTCCTTCGCTTCTCTTTCTAAGAAGCTGATAATATTCAGCGATTTTCACATTAGTACGTACAGTTGGCGAATCGCCTTTTTTTGTTTGTGATTTCATTATTTGTTCAATTACTAATTCTTGAAGTTCATATTCCCCAAACATATCTAAAACTTCTAGCGCTAGTTTTAAATTTTTATGAGATAGTCTTGGTATATACTCTTTAATGCAATTCCTTCTAAACTCTACATCTTTAGGTTTATATAGTCTAAGAGCGTCAACTAAGTGCATAAAATCAAATTTATCTTGTTTTTTAAAATAACTATTTACTGTTGTATGCGTTACTTTAAATCTTGTTGCTAATTTTCGATTCGTATACCCATTTGATTTTAAAGTTTCTTGCATGTCACTCAAATCTAATAAAGTTCGCACAATCTTTGTCCTCCTTGTGGACAAAAAGACACGTAACCCCATTTTATTACATATAAAGGAAAACGCGCCACTTTCAATCTAAGATGTGTTATAATAATTATGTACAAGATCCGCGACAATGTTCCCTACCTGGATTAGGGGGCAGTGTAAGAGTGCGTCCAACACTACTTACACCGTGGGTCTTTTTCACGTCCGTTTATTTTATTTCTTTTCATAATAACACAAATTTCCCAAAATTCGGTCATGGAGTAGTCTGAAAGCTATTGAGAAAGTTGTAAAACCGCTGTACAGCAACGTTTTTTATGTTACACGTAACCTCATATGCAATTCTGCATACGCTTTGCGGGATTACCCGCATGCATATTTTACCACAAAACCGAACTTTTGTTCTAACTAATTTTATAATGATTCAAAAATAATCATTAGTATTTATAGATGTTTCTAAATTAATCGTTTTATCCAAATATATACCATTCACTTCTCTCGTTCGCTTATAATTGTCACAGATTAAAAAGGGCGGTGAATAGTCATTGCTGAGCGAACGACTTATATACTTTCGCAAGAAAAACAAACTAACTCAAAATGATGTTGCTTACCATCTAAATGTTGTTCGTTCTACTTATACCAATTGGGAAGCAGGACGATCAGAGCCGGATATAGCAACTCTTATCAAGATTTCTGATTTATATAATATTAGCCTGGATAACTTGGTTGGTCGAGAATATCGTATTCCACCACAAATCGAGGTCATACTAGATCAAATTTCTAATTTAGATACAGAACCACAAAAGAAAGCGTTAAATCTCTTAGTGGAATATACATACTTGGTAAAAAAGTATTTTACGTAGACTTCACACCCCTTATTTTCAAGCGTAAACGTCTTTGGATATCAAGATAATACGAATCTATTATTAAGATTCAAAAGTGAAATACAAAGCGTTATGATGCTCGATATTTCAAAATAAAGATACAGGACTTGATTTCATAATAAAAGAAATCTTTTCCATTAACTAGTGGTAAAATTTTACAAAATATTACCGAATATGACAACGAGGGCTGTGACTCTCTTTTTTATTTTCGTTCGACAAAATCCGACATCCACCGATTGAACTATCTTGTTATTATGTAATCATGTACTAAAATAAAATTGAGGTGTAAAAATGGGATTATTCAGCTCTAAAAAACCAAAAACAATAACTGAAAATGAATTTTCATGGAAAGATAATGTAATAGAGATTACTGAAAGTGGTTATTTACAAAGTAGCGGTTTAATTAATATGGTACGTATTCCATTGCGTCATATTGAGACTGTTACCTATTCCATCAACACTCTTAAACCATCTATAAATGTCGATTTACATATAATCGGCAAAGGGGTTGTACTAGGCACCTTAACGGTCGGTATTGATTTAAAAGATGAAATTCAAGATTGGTTATTAGATAAACTAGAAAAATAATTCATAAATAGGTTGTGGATAACCGTACTTATCCACAAAAAAAGACCGTCATTTATTTGACGGTCTTCTCTTTTACTCTTCTTTTTTCAACAAAGTTCTGCTATCATAAAGTGGTAGATATATAAATTGCAAATGTAAATTTTTCATATAAATTATAAAAATAAAAAAACCCCGACGAAATTTTCAAAGGTTGATGTAAGTTTGGCCGCCTACTAAACCGATGAAAATTGGAACACGAGGTTTGTTATCACATATTCAAAAGTGCTATTTCTATTAATATGATAGCATAAAAAAATATGAATAACAATCCTCTAATTTCTTATACCCATTTTTTAGTCGGGGTAAAAAATTGGAGGATTTTTTGTTATGACTCAAAGTAAAAAAGAACGCCGAATTAACGGTATGAAAGCAAGTACAGATTTATATTTTCAATTATTCCAGTACTTATTTTATGAACCAAAATATAGAGAACTAAGTAATAATGCTCGTGTCTTATATTCTATCTTACGTGATCGATACAAACTTTCATTACAAACTTCCCAAGTAAAAGATACTTTTATTGATGAAGACGGAAATATTTTCTGCATTCTAGATAACACTGAACTTAGTTATCTATTAACAGTATCAGAACCAACAGCAATTAAAGCGAAAAAAGAATTACATGCAGCTGCCCTACTTGAAGAAGTATCTGTAAAAGACGAAGCCAACCGTTTATATGTACTAGAACCGGAATTAACAACAGATAACTGGACGTATATGTCTGAATTAGATGAGTTACGTAAGCAGAAAAAAGAAAAAAAAAATGAGCGAATAAAAAAACAAAAAGAAAAGAAAAAGGCTGAAAAAGCTCAAAAGAAAATCAACGAATCTCAATCATTAGTTGGTGACTTAAATAACTTTAGTCACCAGGAAAATGGGGATTCTGCAAAAAATGGTGACTTAAATATCTTTAGTCACGTGACTAAAGAATCTTTAGAGAATACAAAAGTATTTAATATACAGAACGATTTTAATTACTTTAGTAAGTATGTAGGTAAGAGTGTCCCTGATCTCATTATTGATTTTTATAATCAATATTTTAAAACAACTAAGTACGCAAAAATTGAATTAACTAAACTATGTGAAGAAGAAAATGCAGTATTAGTATTTGAATCGATTAAACGCGCTATTGATGGTGAAGCAGATAAACCTATTGCATACATAAAGAAAACTATTACTAATTGGAATGCCGCTCATTGCGATACATTTGAGGATATTCAAAAATACGAAGAAAAACATCGTAATAATAAAAAACAAATCAAAGCTAAAGGTAACTATAATCCCAAAAATAAAACGGTACGTAAAGAGATTGTTCCAGAATGGGTTGGTGAAGAAGAAAATACATCGTTAACTGGGGCAGACAATGGACAAGCATCTGAAGAAGAGCGTAAACGTTTAGATGACGTATTAAAAAAATATAAAAGAGATTAATATCATATAGAGGATGAATACGTATGCCAAGAAAATTCAAATTTACTGAAGAAGAACAAATGCGTTTTAATCACTTTGTTACAACAGATGAATTTGCAGAAGTATTAGCTATTGCCTGGAGATACGGTTCCAAACGAAATGACAGTTTCTCAATAAGAAGTCAAAGAAAGTGGATTGTTGCTCGTTTTTCAGAGCTGGTTGAAAGAAGTTGGTCTATAAGATATTGCGAATATGGAGGCGATGAACCTTATTGGGAAGGAGCAGTATGCTTAAACCACCCTTTAGTGAATATGTTAGTTGAAATGGGATGGTCCCAAATCACCAAAGAAGAGCGATCTTTTCCAAAAGGCGAGTTTAATGAAATAGTATTTGTAAAGACTTTTATTCTACTATTGCACGATTTAGGAACGATTCGAGAAAAAAGAAAAGGTAGAATACTCGTTCGTCCACGATTGCGAATTCATGGGTCTGTAGATGTATTAAATAATATTGGACGAGTCCTTCACAATCAATTGAATGTTGGTTTTAAAAAATTGCAAAGTGATCAAAAAGTCCCAAGAGCAAAGACAGTTTATTTTCAATCTAAATTTGAAATACCTAAGATTTTAGAATTTGCTGGAGCAGCGGAATCGTTAGATAAATTTAATTCGCTTGATTTAGAATCTAGAGAATTAATGACAATGTAAAATTTCACACACCGTAATAGTTTTATATATTTTAAAACTCAGTATATAGGGGATTTAAAGGAATCTTAGGGAGGACGAGCCTATGTCTTCCCCATCTTTCTACACGCATTTTATAGATTTAGCGAAGCCTTTGCGAAGACCGCGGAATTGCTTGTATAAATAATTTTAAAATTAATAAAATAGATTGTTTTAAAAGATATTAATCATAAAGGTGTCACCTTAGTAATATCATGTGTTGAAAAGGTAACACCCTAGTGTTACTATTTAAGAGTATTAATTAATAAAGGGAGAGATGAAAATGTTAATAACAGCCGCTATTGATGCCGGAAACGATGCTTTAAAAGCTTTGTTTAATGGTTTTGAAAACAAATTATACATTCCTAACGTAGTTAAAGAAATGGAAGATAGACAAGTAATTGAATTAGGTGACGATCCACTAAAGGAATTACATGTACATATCACATCGTCAGCATTAAAAAAATCAGCAACATATGCAGTAGGTACTCTTGCTGCTAAAGAAAAACAAAGTGCTCAGATTCCTGCTACTGATTTAAAAAGCCAATCGGATCAAACAACTATCTTAATGTTGACTGCATTAGCTTATGAAGCAGCTTCTAATAGCGACAAAGAAGTAATTGATGCAGAATTCTTATTATCTACTGGCCTTCCAGTTGATGAAGTTAAAGAGGATAAACGCGCTGGATTTAAGAAAAAACTTTTAGATGGCACTCATGTTGTTGAATTTAAGAAAACACCTCATTTAGAAGGTAAAAAAGTACGTATCTCGTTTAAAGATATTTTTGTAAACGTTGAAGGATTCGCAGCAATGATTAATTTAACAATCAGCGAAGATTTAAAACCTCAAAATTCAGAGCTAAGACAAAAGAACATCTTAATTAATGATATGGGTGGTAATACTACTGATAAAGCAGTAATTCGTATGGGGCAAATTGACAACGAATACTCAAGTGGTTCTCCTTTAGGTATTGGTGAGTATTTAGACGCAATACGCAAAGAAGTATTCAGTACTTACCGTGTAGATGTATTCAAATCAAGAAGACAGCTCGTTGAAAATATGACTGCAAAACATGAAGCTTATATTATTAGGCCACATGGTAAACCTGTTTCTTATTATGAAATAGCAGAGAGACATTTAAAAGAATTTGCTGTAAGAGAATACGGTGATCTAGTAGATAAATGGAAAGAAGTCGGGGATTTACATAGTATTCATAATGTTGGCGGTTCAGCAGCAATTGTTAAATCATTTTTAGAAGATATCAACAAAAATGAGAATCAATTCGAGATGCATTTCTTAGATACAGAAGAAAGCATTTGGAGTATTGCTAAAGCTTACTATAAGTTATTACTGATTATCGCCAAACAAAAGGAATTAAGCCTTAATTAGTGGGTGGTATACATGAAAAAAATTAAAGATGTTCAGCCTGGTAAAACTTTTACTGTAAAAGTTCCAGTTGATGCAGATCAAAAAACCTTAGATTTTTTGAATAAACACAGAGATATTTCAAGAAATAAACTTGTTTATTGGATATTAGACAAGGAAGCTAAGAAAGAAAACCATAAAGAAATCACTATTCCTTTAAGTTTTTCATTAACAGCAGAGGAAAAAGAACAATTACTTAATCCAATGGCTGTTAAAGCTCTTGAAGCATTCGTTAAATCTTTGATAGGTGCGGAAGATATACCTATAAAAGAAGTCAAAGAAGAAATTAATATCGATGACTTCGCAGGTATGATTAATTACGAATAACATAAATCGATAGTTATTTAAGAAAAATATAACCTCCCTCTTCTCTTTTAACCGTTTTTTCATGGAATATTGGAATTATGGAAAAGTGTCCCTGAGATAAACAAGAGAGAGGAGGTGATTTTTCGAAAGAGGGGAGCATCATGAGTAATGTTAACCCTATGTTTGAACCTTCCAGAAAAACTACTACAATAACAAACCAACAACCTCGTAAAACTCGATCAGATAAAAAGAAAGATATAAAAATTCCAGTAAATGAAATTCAACGACAGTTAATAAGAACCTCGGCATTTCAACAAGGAATAACCACTACACAATATATGTCCAAATTACTCACAGAACATCTCAGAATCGATTATATAAGCGAAATACATGCGTATGAATATAAAGACACCAAAAAGTACATTCACGCGAAATTGGGGCAGGAAACGCACTCTAAGCTTGTCCAATTAGCTATTGAGTGGGGGTTGTCTCAACGAGCTGCAGCAACACGTATTTTATGCTTTGCATTACGCACCATGTAAGGAGTGAACGTATGTATAGTAAATACGATGTTATGACGAAAGAAATTCAACTTATGAGCGCTAGTAACTGGTGGGAACGGACTAAGATTGAATGGAAATTAAAAGAGAAGTATCGATTTGAAGTAAAGATGTTAAAAATCTACTTATTTCGAATGAACATAATTATTGAAGATATGGAAGAGGAAGATTACGAATGTACGGCAAGTGATTTAGCTGAAATTCTTGTTGAGGACTTCCTGGAACATATAAGGTCCAAGAATAGTATGGAGCAGCTATACCAAATTCTAGAGAGTAAAAAACACTATACGGATTTTGATTTGGAGTTTAATGAAAATGATGATCGGTACGGTACACTTTCTGTAAAAATTGATAGACGTACCTTAAGACGGATTGAAGTGTTTTTTTCGGATATGGCCCATAGCTACCCTATGCACGGATATACAGCCGATAAGCTGATTAACATCTTAATGTGTGACTACATGAAGTTTTATGCCGAAGAGCCTGGAAAAAAACTATCCTTATTGAAAAGACGTTTTTCGTAAAATATTGTCGCTCATGCACCATTTTTAGGCCCCTATTTTTAGGGGTTTATTTTTTGTGAAATTGGACATTACTGAGGATAACAATTTTCATAGGGAGTGAGAATGGTGTGGAGATTTCGTTCCAAAAGAACACCGCTAGGAAGATTTTTAGATAAACATAGGATCGAACAAGAATGGCTAGTAAGAAAATCTGGATTGGGAAGAAATACTGTAGGGGATTTAGCTAATAATCCGGACAGATCACCGACACGAAAAACAATGCAGAAGATATTAAAGGTGTTGAGAGAATTTGATTCAAGGGTTAAAGCGGATGATTTTTGGGATATGTAAGATAAGCCGCCCATAGGACGGCTCTTACTTTTGTTCATAAAACTATTCTTTTGTTATATTAAGCTTGCACTTGATATACGTCGCAATACCAACCTTTATAATCTTTGAAATACCATGTGATAGCACCTAATTTATTACGGTCGTCAACAGGTTCACATTGTAGATAGAAAATACCATCTGCTTCATAAACTAAGTTACCCTTCACTTTGAATTCGGCGAGTTTATCCATAATTTCTTGAGCTAAACTAACTCCTAATCCGCCTGATCGCATTGTCCATTTCATATTATTACCTCCACCGTTATATGCATTTTGTACTCTTTCAATGAAGCTATTCCATCGTCCTTCGTCAAGCATACGATGAGGACAATACTTTCCACTCCACGATTGGTGTGTGCGAACTTTACTAATTGGAATATTGTACTGTTTCATTAGTTGTGCTACAACGATAGCTGCATTATCTTCTGCCTTATAGTATTTATCTCCGCCACTTAAAGAGTAACAAATTTCAACCCCAATAGATTTACGATTACCATTCCCGTTACCGTCGCCAGTATGCCAGGCGTTACGCTCTAAAGGAATTCCTTGTACAGCTTCCTTATCATCTACGGCAATATGAAACGATACTTGGTTATCATTGCGAATCATATAAGATACTTCATTTTCTGCTGTAGCATCGTTGTACGTATTGTGAACTGTAATGAATTCTGGATTCATTGTATACGGACACTTTTTACCATATTTACTTGGATCAACTAATTTTTTTCTGATTTCCATTATTGAACATCTCCCTTTTTCTCTTCTTGTTTTTGTTTTCCACCCAAAATTTCAACTGCATTTGTTAATGCTGAAGGTAAGGGAATCCCCATACGACCAGCGTTTTCTAAAAGTGAAAGTAACTCATTGCCCATGAAGAAGAAAATAGTCGCTTCACGAATTGCGCTGTTACTTCCCAGTGCTGAATCTAGTTGAGCGGCCGCCCCGACCAAAAGAAAAAGCACCACCTTTTTGGCGATGCCTTTGAAACCAACTTTACTTTTTAATTCTCCGTTATATCCTGCTGCAATCATGCCAGTTAAATAATCAATAACTGCCATCGTCACTAAGATTTTCAATGTTGCATCCCATCCTCCCAAAAAATACCCACAGAAGCCACCAAATGTAGCTATAAATGCTTTCAGTAATACATCAATACGATCCATCTTTCCCTCTCCTTTTTGGCCAAAATAAAAAGACCAGCCTATTAACTGATCTTTTTAGGTTATAAAATTTTATGTTTAATAAATTTTGTATAATCCTTAGTTATTACTAAAATATCAATAGGCCCTCCACATGTTGACAGCCCTTCTTGAAATCTACAGTATTTAATAGTAAGATCTACAACAAATTCAGCAAGATCAGCAGCATCCTTAAGAGGCATCATTTTAAAATCAATAGAAGTATTTTTTAACAGATTACTAGTGGCTTTAGGCTCTCCGTCCCACAAAACTCCATAAATAATGTCTTGTGATTCTGAATAGTTTTCTCGTTGCACTCCATCTTTACTTACTGAATACACATACGCTTCATCATTATCAAATCCAGCGACTTTAAAAAGAACATGATATGATGAGTATTTTTCTAACAAAAACCCCTTAAGTTTAACTGCAACTTCCTCTACTGTATCATTTTCTTTAACTTTATCAATATCAAAAATACGTAGTAGATCAGAAACTGTCCTTCCTTCAATAATTGCACTTCCACAAGTCGCTACACCTATAGTAGCTTTTCGTAAAAGAACAATCTTTTGTGCATTATCACTTAAAGTAAATAATTCTTTCGTTCCGTCAGGTAAATGATTTGTTATAGTTAACCTGCTATCTGCAGCCATAGCTATACCATCTGGTACATATACTGTTGTAATAATTGTCATGGGTATTTTACCTCCTAATAATTCTAGGATTTCATCATACCATATTATCCCATACTTTTTTTACTCGTACCCTTATACTTTACTCCACAGCAGGAATTCACATAATCAGGTCTATATTCCATATAAATTGTCCTATTACATGTAGGACAATTAAATATCTTTCTTGTATAAATATTATTTATTTTACTAGAAGTGTCACCAGTAGCTTGTTCTTCTTTTATTTCACTAATAATTTTCCCGCTATCTGCTGAATGTGCAGAATATTTATTACACCAATCATCTTTCCTCATTTATATTCCTCCTTAGCACATCATATAGTTACTCTTTCTCTATAAATTGGATTTATTCAAATCCACTAAAAAAAGATCAGCTATTGTGCTCCTGCTTCCTTTTTTATCTGTCCATATCAAAATGCTAAAACATATAAACGCATATCCGAACCAAACATAGCAGTATTTAATCAAGTGTTGAAGTGGTGTCAGGTTAACCAAATCATAAAAGAATTGAACTACCATCATTCCCTCTCCCTTATAAAACATATTTCTTTTTCTCTAGTCTTACAAAAGCCGTATTTTGTACAAAATAAAAAAAGACCAGCTATTGCTGCTCCTACTCTGTTTGTATGTTATTTTCATTAGTTGGTGTTGGCGGTTCTTGAGATGGATAATTCCCTGTAAGCGATGTATAACACTCTAAACAAATATTCTTTTTCGCAAACCCCATATCTAGTGCGTACAGGCGAGCTCCACGTTTACATATTTCGCATCTTGTTGCAATACGGAAATATATCGTTCCATCCGTTTCTCCCCACACCTCTACTTTATTAGTACCATATAAACCAGCATTGTTTAGCATATCAAAAGGAATTCGCACAAATACTCCGTATTCGTTTCTTTCTGAATCTACTAACCTACCAGCAAACGGAGCGCCTTGCCCTGCTTGTAAGGGATAACCTTGTAAATCTTTGTAATCATTCATATATTTTCCTCCTAAACGTTAGGTAGCTTGTACCATTGTCCTGCCATTCCCATAAAATAAAACCCATAGCCTTGACCACCATCAAAGAAACGAATGGAACCAGCTTGGCCCATTTTATTACGCCCTAAATTTATTCCCTGCGTTAGAATAGGTTGATTTATGAATACATCCTTTTCTGTAATTATATCAAAGGTCTGCCCATGAGTAGCTGGACCTATGTTGTTATTTACGCTGCCTATAGCAATTCTATTAAACGGTTGAAGACCGTCTGCCCTTTCAGAACCTGCACGATCCCAGTGATATACACAAGCGTAGTTACCACTCACCAATGTTATCCCACTCACACAAACAGCTCTACCAGCAGAAACTTGCGCATTTGCAGCTGTAACTTTAACTACCATCATATGTTCTTGTGGATTGTAATTGTTAGGAACGGTAAATGTGAAATTATACTTTCTAATTTCACCATAAAATGTAGATGGCTCTGGAAAATCTTTATATATTTCATGCCAAATTTTATAGGTTACATCATCGAGTGGTGTAACAAAACATACCTGCAATCGTGGTGTGGCAGTTGTACGCACACCATTGATCTGTGCAGTTCTATAATGTGCTGACAATGTATAAGAGTTTCCTGGATGAATCCCGTTTTGAACTTTTGTTTCTGGATAATTATACGTGTCGACACGTACTGCATTTACCATTTGTTCATAGTTAAATATAAAAGTGTTATTTTCTATCACTACACCGTTTCCTTGTACTTTCCAAGGTAGACCATATCCAGTACCAAACCCCTGATAATTGGGGGTACCTATGTTCAATTTTGGAACACTAGAAAAATCATGATCGGCTATTAAATTCCGTTTTGGTATAACGGTTGTTTTCGTTCCCCATTCATCTTCAAAAAGGAAGTCTAACATTTTAACAGTAACGCCGTTTTTATCGATGGAAATTTTATCACCATTAACGTTTATAACATTCGTATCAATACCTTTTGCCGTTAACCATTTCACCATTGTATCTGCATTAATAGCAAGCTTTGAAACATCAATTGTTATTTGCTCTGCTGTTTGATTGATAGATGAAATAATATCGCCTTTTTTGACTGTAGAATTAATTTGATTGGCCATTACAGATAACTGAGAAGTATGAGATTCTACAATAGCCTTACTTCCGAATTGACCGTTTGCTTCTATTTTCGAATAAACATCTGTAGCTTCTGCCTTTAAATCAATCCGGTCAGATTGCTGATTTATACTTGTTTCAAGAGTCGATACCTTGGAGTTAAACTCAGAAGTAGCCACTTTCTTTGCAATTTCCTTGACCATTGCATCATAGTTAGCGATATCTCGTGGATTCGGCAAAAAGACGGACTTAGTTGATCCTTTTTGGAATGAAGGGTTACTAATGTAGAATGAACCGTTTTGACGAATCCCAGTAGTTATCTGCAAGTGAGTTACAGGTTTCTCTAATTTAGGAATAGTCAACCTCATTTCCTTCCATACTCCATTTTCAAGTATATTCAGTAAGTCGAATCCAACAGCTTTTACAAGAGTATCTCCGTTCCAAGCTTTGATTTCTGCATATGCCCCGGCATCAATGCTTGATTTATTCGTAGTTAAGTACATAGCAGAGAATGTATAGTCACTCCAAATATCAATATTACTGAATACTTGGTTCATGCCTGTCCATGAGTCACTTGTGAAATTCCACGCAGATATTATAGTTGAGTTGTATCCACCAAATCGAGATTGGGTATTAGGACGAAACTCAGCTTTCGTGACATCCGCTGTCCAAGTTCCCCAGTCTTTTAGGCTAGGATCAGAGGAAATGACATTTCCCCATTCGTTGATAGTCTTAGTTTCAAACAGAGCATTAAATATTAAGTTAGTCTCTCCGATTTTTCCTACATAGTCCTGCATCTGCGTTTCGGATACTTTGGATTCAATCTGATTGTTTAACTGAATGATGGAGCTTTTATTATCTTGGATAAGTTGTCCGTGTTCGCCTTGCGTTTGCGTTAGCGTTTTGATTGTTTGAGAATTTGAATCTGTAGTCTGCTTAACTTCGTTCAGGGTTGATTGCATTGTTCCTTGGTCTTTTTGTACTTTTGAGATTGTAGCTATATTACTATCAACTGTTTGTTTGATTTCATTAGTTTGACGATTAAGTTCATAGGTAGATGCATTTAATGTTAACCATGGAGTTGTGAATGAACCTTTCTCAAGCTTCAAATTACGGAACCGTATCTTTTTATCTTGAGAACTTTCCTTTGCATCAAAACGAATACGGAACATCCATCCTTTACAGTTTTCGTCTAACTTGAAAGTATAGCTCTCGCGTTTCCAACTTGTAGTAGTAGCGCAAAATTTGTTAGTAGGAACTGTCCACTGACCATTTACATATTGGAAGACCATAATTTCTACAAAGGGACACTCTGAAGATAAATCCATTGATAAAGTAATATCCTTGCCTATATCAAATCCTCTCAAGTTGTCACTTAAATAGTCACCAACTTGGAAGAAAGAATCAGTCCAGTTTGTACAAGTCATCCAAGTGTAATCATTTTCGTACCCTTGAAGTGTCTGATAGAAGTGAGAAGGAACGGGATCATTACCACTAACAAACTTAGGCCGCACGTTGTTAGCGGAAGAGTCGTATAAATGATTCTCATTGTTGATTGAGCCTTCTAACTTTGTAATTGTAGATGTGTTTTCTTCAGCTGTTTGCTTCACGGTGTTAACCGTTTGTTTAACACTTGTCAGATTCTCACCTAATTGAGTTACTTCGGTTTTCTCAGCCTTATTGCTAATTTCTTTAGCGTTCCTATTTACATCGGTTCTTAAATCAGTGAATTTTTGAATATTACCTTCTTTGTCAGTTTCATAAATTTGTTTTCCTATAAGATTTTGGTCAACCCAATCTTTTGTGTAAATACCTTCTATGTCGGCTTTACCCTCTAATTGTTGATTCAGCCAAGTCTTATCAGGCATATCTTTCACTGTGTCTTTTAAAGTATTAATCTCATTTTCTGCATCTTTAATACTTTGTTGTAATGGACCTGTATCTGGAACAACAAGCTCCCATACTGTACCTGTCCATATTTTCAAAATACCAGGCTTACCATTACTAATGTCACGCCATAGTGTTTTATTAGGTTTAAGGCCAGTAGTAGGTGGATTAGCTCCCTCTATAATATCTACAAGGTTTTGATCCATATAATCTTTAGTCTTTTCTGCTATATCCTTTGCCACTTTACTTTCTTTTTGAGCTTGTTCGGCTGTACCCTTCGCTTCTTCTGCTAGCTTTTCTAGTTGTTCTAATAATTCTTTATTAGCTTTATTACCTAAAGAAGCAAGTACTCTATTGTATAATTTTCGCATTTCTTCATTCGGATCGGTAATTTCACGATAATCACCAAACGCGTATTTATCTTGTGAAGGATTAGTATGCGATTCGTCACCAACGATTGCACGTGCTTCTAAATAAAGTTTCGGTGTAAATCCAGTATCTTTAATTCGAATTGTATCTCCTTCATTAATTAGCTCGTGAGATAATCCAAATACACGCCCTATAGCTGCTGCTTCTACATCGTAAACAACAGAAGTATTAACGCGTTTTGCGAACTCTGTTTTCATAAGAGTTAAAAGACGTTGCGGTGTCATATTTTGTTCTTCTGTCTCTGGAGAATAGAATCCAAATTTATGTTTACCCTTCTCATTCCAACGTTGAAAAGCATCGCTATCAGTAATATAAGGTAAACCATCGTTAATTTTTTCAACTGTGATAATAGTATCCCCTTCACCTTTGACGAATCCAACAAGGGCGGTGCAAACATCTCTAGAATGCTCGATACGCCTAACACCGACTAAATCCTTCCCTAAAGTTACTTCCTTGCCAGTGTCTCTACCGCGTTTTTTTACCATATCCACGTACCAGCCAACAATCTGTGAACCGACTACTTCTACACGGTATTGAATCTCTAATTCGAATAAAGAAGCTATTTTCTTTAAAAAGGTAAGAGGATCTATAATCGTATCGATGGTCATTGTATGGAAACCAGCATACTCTGTTTTGCCACGTTTCCATTTCATACCTGCAAGGGCCATATCCATAAACTGATTTACGGTTTTACCTTCTATACGTTGCGGCATGATATAACCGTCTTTTGCTATCTGAACCCATGCTCCAGAAGCACGTACAGTAAGTGATCTATCTCTTGAATCCTTTTCGGCTTCATTATTTATAACGTAAGGAACAATCCGTCCATCACGCACTTCTTTTAATACTAAATTTTGTTGCATGAGTGTAGCTGCATGCTCTGTATTATCAAACACTTTAAACTCTAACGTATCGATATTGTTCTTAATCTCCCAATGACGTATATCATCCCAATAATCTTGCGGCTGGATATTAGCAACAATTTGATCTGTTTTAAAATCAATGACATGAAGTGTGCCGCTAGGTGCTCTCATCGATATCTCTCCCTATACGTTACTTTGGCTATTCCTACATCGGAAGGCATAATTTCAAGTTTGTTTGACCCCTTGTTAATAACTGGATAATCACTGAATATATCTTTTAGATTAATAGCTTTTTTACCATTGATTGATACAAGACTTCGCTCGGTATCAATAACTACTTTATCTCCAACATCAAAAATATAAGGAGGATTATCTTGGGTATTCATATTGACTTTCCAAATTTTCAAATCATCAATGCTCATATCTGTACAAAACATGTTATCCGAAAATTGACTAATGCTAATTTGAACTTGCGCTACCTTATCCATGTTCACATTATTTTCGTCTTCCCACACGACAAAGCGTTCCGAGTCATCCTTTTCGGTATTCCATAAAAACTTAGAAATATATGCTTCCCACCTATTACCGGTGCGAGCTAACCATAATCGTCCGCGATATTGATTCCATGTAGTAGGATGGTCTCCTGGTTCATTTATAAGTACTCGCTCGCTGACAGGTTTCTTTTTGTTGCCGAGTTTAGCAAACCCTGTATTTTGTTCAGCTTGCCAATGGACATCATTCATAGAAATACGAGCTACATAGTCGCTATTTTCATCTAATAAACCTATTTCAACGCGTCCCATTTGATCTGGATGCGAGCTTCTTACCCCAACATACGCTTGCATAATAAAGTCTTGTAATGGCCCTTGTGGAATGTTCTTTTTAGCTATGCAACCATGCCATCCTTTTATGTTTGTTTCACCTAAATAAACTGGAACCAGACGTGAACCTGCATCCACTTTGAACGCTCCACCTCCAATCATATCTTCTGAATTTGGGACATTAGTCCATCCTACAGTGGTAGACATTTCATCCCACATAACACGTTGATTTCTCTCAACAGGCACCTGATCCATTCTAAGCGGCCATCCAATACGAAAATAATTATCCCCATTCCATACATCAAGAAAAGTGGAGGGTTTCGTTACTTCAATTTCAATAATTGGGTTAGATTCAACGCTCCCTTTGTTTTGAACATTTGCTGCTAGCCCACGCTCATTAGCTTGAAATTCTACGGTTTTAGTAGGTCCTAATTTATATGGCATAGGGCATACAAAAGTAATAACTCCTTTACCTCTATTAACTAGTTCTTCTGCATCAAATGCTCCATCTATTAGCGCTAAATACGTACGATCTGGTTCATCATCAAAAATAAGTTCACATTCCTGTTCTGTAACCAACCAATCCGCTAAATCTTCTTTTACTTTTTGTAAATCAGCAATATTTTCTGCTTTAATAATAAGAGGCACGTCAATTTGACGTGCCTGAACTTCTGTGTTTAATAGCCTTGCTCCTGGATATCCTTGTGTATATAAGAAATTACGTTTAACAGGTGCCCAAGCAGGTCTTTTACGACCTCTAGGCATTAAAATGTAGCTTCTTCTTTGATTATTAAATGTAAAACTTTGATATTCCCCCATGAGCACCCTCCTTAAAATTGATCCTTGATTTCTTTTTCTCTTTTTTGTATTTCTGTTGTATATGGCGTTGTAATTTCAGCCACTGTTTTACCATCCATTAAAGCAGTTAAATGAACAGTTAAATTGCCCTCTCTATCACTCGATGGAGTGCCTCCGCCAAATGCGCCACCAAATTGCTGAGCAAATCGGTTAAATACTGCATCTGCAAACGGATCCATACGACGACCAACGAGTGGTACCGCTGCTTCCGGACCGGCTTCGCCAATACCAATGATTCTAGCTGAATCGAAGAATCCACCGTATTTATGCCATTCAATACTAGGTACAGATGGAGGGGTTAAACTGAAACTACCACTAATTCTCGGTTGCGGTAATCGTGGTAATTTCCCTAATGATATATCTGGCAATTTTAATGTGAAGTCAAAGAGTTTTTTGATTTTTTCAATCCATCCACTAACTGTACTTTTTGTGTCACTCATTGAACTGTTTATTCCGCCACCATATTCTTTACCCTGACGAGATCCAATTCCTTCCCAACCAGAAACACCATTCATTCCACTTTTTCCGCCTTCTGCAACATTTGAACCAGCAGTTTGAGCCGCTCCTTTCGTACCGCTCAAACTCGTATGAAAACCAACTCCACCTTTTAGTCCTGCTGGATTACCATCAATTGTGTTTAACCCATCATGCGCTGCAGCTATTACATCTAAAGCGCTCCCTTTGATATAACCGCGCTTTGACATAATTCCGTCTCCGACTTCAGTACCGCCCTTAGCACCACCACCACCATCCGTTGTAGTTGCTAAAACGCTCTGAACATCATTTTTTGTTTGATTTGCTGCATTAACAGGAGAGGGATTGGAACCTAATCCATATCCCAGAGTATCAGATATATCAGAACCGATTTTCGTAGCATCAAGTTTTGCGCCATTAGCGATTAATTCTTTAATAATGGTTGCAGCAGTTTGGGCATCTATTTGCTTACTTTGCATACCTAATATAAGTGATTCGACAGTGAATGTACCTTCCGAACCAAGATCAACTTTAGCATTGCTCTTGATATCTAGCCCGATTAGCTGAGCTGCTTGAGTAACAGAAATAGCTCCTACATTCATCCCGTTTACGAGAGTCTGCATGTTTGCTTGACCTTCTGCAGTGGCATCTACTTTTACACCGTTTTTTACTTGTTGTTGGAAATATTGAAATACAGTATCAAACGATAAAGTACCATTTTGAAGTCCCTGCATCCATGTACCGATTGTCATTTGACCATAGATTCCAAGGTCAATGTTTGTATCATTTGAGAGCTTCACACCCAATGCCTGCTTAATTTCAGAAGTATCTTTACCTACCATAGCTTGCGTGAAGGTCTGCATAGATGCAATACCACTTTCGGATAGATCAACTTTATATACTTCTTTTAATTTATTAGCATTAGCTACTGCTACATCATTCGCCTGTAATTCACCGTTTTTCAGTTTGTCAACAAACGATTGGACAGTAAATGTTCCAGCAGGTCCTAAATCAATTTTCATCTTACCGTCTATTTCTTTAGCCATCGTTTCAGCTAACATGATAGAAGACTTGGTACCTTTAGATAATTCAGCAGTGTATTGATTTAGATTTTCAATTTTGTCTCTACCGTATTGCTTTTCATAGTTAGAAAGTGCATCTTTATGAGCTTTTTCAGCTTTTTCTTGTTCGCTATTAAAACGAGTCATAGCCTCGCCATAAGTTTCTGATCCAAATAATAATTCTTTATATTTCTCATACCAAGCAGCTTTTTCTAATTCCTTTTTACGAGGATTTGCCAGAACAAGTGCTGCATCTTCAGCTTTTAAATTATTTTCTAACGCTTTTGTGCCTTCGTTACGAATACCGATAAGATCCATAACATGTTTTTTCTCGTATAAATCAATTGCGTCTAAAGCAGCTTTACGATCTGATGCATCAACATTTCCAAGCTTAACTTCTTTTTCTAGTTGTTCGCGCATTTCATCAGTTTGTTTTGTTAAAGCATCGACACCATCTTTAAAAGTAGTCATAATATCAGTCATTTTTTTCTTACCAGCTTCTACACTCAGCATACCGCCTTTAGTTATGCTTTGAGCTAATCCGGTAAGTTGACTCGCCTTATCATAGAACAGCTTAATATTATTATCTGCTACAGCCATAGCCTGACGATATTGTTCCGCGAAGTCTTTTGGCATTTTCGCAACGTCGCCCTGATATTTTTGGACACCTTCCATAAGGACCTGGTTAGCAGTTCTTGCAGCATCAATTTGTTTATTAATTTGATCTACAATTTTGTTTTTCACCGTTTCCAATGTTTTTTGAGCACTCTCAGGTACTACACCCATCAATTGAGCAAACATTATTTCAAACTTACCCTTTTTACCCTCAAGTTCTTTAATAACTTCGTTAGTCATTTCTTGAAATGCTTGAATAGTTTTTTGCTTTGCTTGCTCAGCTTCTTCACCTGTTTTAGTTCTCAATTCCATCATGTGTAGAATTGCTTTATCTTTTAAGTCCTGATAGTGTTGTGCTCCTTGTGGTACTTGTGAAAATGAGCCGGATACCTTTTTCGTACCTTCAATGATACTTGCAACCATTCCACCAAAAATTTCTGCAAATGGTTTTATACACATGACCATGAAGTCAACTACTCCTGCAAGTGCATCTCCCATTTGTCGCCATACACTAACAGTTTCTTCAGAATCACTTTTAACCGAATTAAACCCTGCTGAAAATGCAGATTTTATTGAATCCCATCCATTAGTGACCGAATCCCGTAGTTTTTCTGAAGCATCCCACATTTTCATAAGTGATCCAACTATAATAACGATAGCACCAGATATAAGCGAAGCCATGCCAACTATACGAAGAAATCCTAATGCCATTGGCGAAATGACCATCCATAAAGCATTAAATGCCGCTTTCATTCCTTCTGCCCTTCCAATCCCTATAGCCATAGGAGATAAAAGAAGAGTCATTGCTGTTACTAAGTAGGCAAAGTTACCTGCTGCTGCAGAAATACTGGGGTTTAACTCATTTAGCTTGATAACGAACTCACCAACGGCGTTCCCAGCATCGACCACCGTTGCTGCAACTCGTCCCCATGTTTCTACAAAAGGCTCAGCTGCTTTAGACCAGGTATTTTTAAAACGCTCCCAAGCAAGACCAAGCGGTTTTAGGGATTCCTCTAATTCTTGGATTTGTCTTTGAGTTGATTCTTTTAAATATGAAAGTTCATCCGTTACTTTTTCTCGTGCTAATTGACCTTTACGTCGCCAAAGTTCCACATATTTATTTAACTCTTTATCTGACATTGAATTTAAGGCTTCTATTTCACCAAGCGCTTTCGGTCCCATTTTCTCTAATTCTGCAATTAGACCTTTATCTACACCACGTCTTGTCAGTTCTTTTAGATTATCAACCCATTTTTCGAAAATAGTGACTTGCGCTTGTAGATTATCTTTTAATGCTTTTGGTTTAACAGCATTTAATTCAACTTTTTCGAATAATCCAGCCCAATCAGTAAGCTCTTGTAAACGCTTGTTATAAGCTTCATTGTAAGCTTCTTGTATTTTCCCTTGTTGCTTACGAACTTCAGCGGGATCTGGACCAAAAGAAGCTTTAGCCATTACAGTGGTAAACCCAACAAGTGCAATGCCAGCTACTATAGCTAATTGCTGAGTTCTCATCAGACCAGTATTAATTAATCGGACGCGATCCATGAGGTCTTTCATACTAGCATTTGGACCTAGTTGCCGTAGTGCAATGTTTGCTGCAGTACCTTGACGTGCCATTCGCTCTAATCTGTCCCCAACTTGTAAAAACGCCCTATCAATTCGTTGAATATGGCTTGTATCACCTAAAGCGTCCATCATTCGTTGAGATTGGGTTTTCATTGCGTTCATGTGATCAATAGAGCGCATAAAACTACCTCTCATACGTTCCATAGCAATAGCTGTTCTATTTGCTGTATTGGCCGTATGAATTCCCAATTGATCTAACATACTTGTATAAGCGGTACCACCACGAGCAGCCGCTTGCATTGCTCTATCTACTTCTCGCATTTGTCGCTCAAGCTGTCTCATACCCTCATTATAGGAGGCCATATCACCCGCATCTCGCAATTGTTCTAAGCGTTGTCTAGTTTCTCTAACATGTTCATTAAAGCGACGCATTTGTTGTTGAGCTTCTTCTGTTGAGACTCGCACTCTTCCGTCACGAGAAAGCCCCATAATGGCTAATTGGGTTGTCCTTGTTGTATCGCCTAATTCTTGAATAGCTCTCGCTGCATCTTTACCACTGCTTGTAGCACTCATCATCCGACTTAACGGAACTTGAGATCGTATAGCAGCATCAGCCAGTTGATCCAATGATTCAGTACCGACCAAGCCCATACGCTGTATTTCAAAACGAGTACGAATTAAGTCATTACGGAAAGGGCTCAGATGCTCTGGTAAATTTAAAATAGGACGGGCTATACTTCTTGCCATCCTTCTCATTTGCCATTCCATCTGCCGTTCGGGACTAAATCGACTTAATCGGTTCTCCATCCGATTTATTTCTTGATCTAATATTTCAGATGGACTAAATGAACGCATTCCACGTTCAATACCTTCCAGTGGGTTAAAGTCACGCATTCTACGTTGGGTTCTTCGACCAGAGTCTTCTATAAAATCAAAGAATTGTCGGTAGGTCCGTCTGGCTTGGCTGTCATCTGCAGTTATATCTATTGAGGAACGTCCTGCATTTCCCATTTATTCTCCTCCTTCCCCAAAAAATAAGAAGCCTGGGTACTTTACCCAGACTTCCACCATGTTCCTTGTGTAAATTTACTATTTTCTTGTTTTTGTTCTATTTCTTCTTTTTGGATTTCCTCAGGTGTAGGAGGAAGAATTTCATTAAAGTTTTTTCCCTCATTAAGCAATTGATCTGCAAATAGCAGTAAGCTCTGAAATTGTCCATATACAGTTTCTCTGTAATTTTGGTACTTTTGTTTTAAAGCATCGTTATACTTTCTTCTTATCCAATCCGGAGTATGATCAAGTACATATTCTTCGTTATAAGAATAATGTGCAGCTACGAAGCTTACTGAGTTGACGATTCCTTCGATAAATTCGGACCAGGAGTCTCCTCCTCTACCTTTGGAAACCATTTGTCCATTAGTGTTTTGAAGTCCGGCAGTTCCTTGTTGAACATCTTCTTCACTAACTGACGGACTAGAGTAAAAGTTTTTCCTAAATCAGTTTTATCCGCATATTCAATTAAAACTTCCAATGTTTCATTTGGATCTAATTTCAATGCTTCCTCATCTGATACATCTAGTAAAATTGATAAGATATGAATGATTTGTTCCTCTTTTAATGATTCTAAAATTAGTGCGTATGCTTCAAAAATATCTATTGTTTCATCCATCATAATTGCACGCGCTTGATTATAAATTCGAAAACCATCCACACCAATGAATTTCACGATACGAATAACTTTTTTCATAGAAATCTTAGGAAGCAGTAGCTGCTTCCCATTTGATAGAGTAACTGATCCGATATGCTCGTCTACATCGATTGAATTTAAAATGTTTTTCATAAATTTCTTCCTCCTACCTTTTTTCAAAAATTATCGACTTTCTTCAATTTCGTAATAAATGTTTTCTGACTCTGGTAGACCTTCTACAGCAAAAGCTTGTAAACCTAATGGTAGTACACGTTTCTCCTTGCTGAATGTCTGTGTTTTTTCGTCACCACTAACTTTACATTTGCGGAATACAGCCATGTATAAACCGCCATCTTTCTTTTGACTGATATTTGCAACCATAATTTCTGGAATGTTACTTACAGAACCATAACCAATTCTTTTAGTTCCAAGGCTTTTCACTGGATATACTTTAGTTGCTGTAGGCTGCGCTTGTGTAATTGGCTCTGTTAGATAAATAGAATTACCAGAGATTTTATTTATCTTTAAAACTTGACTACCAATCTTTAAATATCCGCCAGCTTTAAAATCAGCTCCAGGAGCAGCAGCAAACGTTACAATCGTGGCATTAATTGCTAATTCTCCAGTTGTATCAACTGATGTTCCTAATTCTGGAGGAGTCTCGATAATAGGACCACCAATTAAAGCTAACTGACGATTTTCAATTGTATTTTCTGCTAACTGTGTATTAAGAGCATGGGTCCAATTTGTAATTTCCGTATCAACCGGACCTTTCAATTGATCCACTTCAAATTCTTCTGTCTCAAATCCACGAGAAATTTCAATTCCCTCTTTTGTTGCACCTAAGTCTTTCCAAGGTCCTTTCAGATCATAAGGCTCTGCTGTAGCCATAACATCCGCAATTTTTTCTGGAGGAGTAGTTCCAAAAGGAGCCCAAACTAAACGACCAGCGCCACCTACGATATTTTTTGCAGTAACTTTATATAAACTCATTATTTAGCCACCTCTCTAAAGTTCCAAGAAGGAGCAGCAAGTAATAATTCTGCTTCTTCTTTTGTAATTGTTTCATTTTTACCATTACCGATTTCTAATAGTTGCCCTGGCATGATATCTAAATCAGCACGCAATCTATAAAATAAAGCCCCGTTACCTTCGACGGGACCTTTACATAAAATCTGTTGTTTTGTTGTCTTTTTTTCGGTCAATTCATTCACCTCTATGCTTCCAAGTGCTCTAAGCGCATGTAGCACCAACCTTGGAATTTATTTGTTTCTGCATCAAAAGAAGGAGTAGGATTACCCTCTTTTTCACACCATTCGACTTCCATCCCTGTAATGGACGCAGTATGACGTTCTAATATATTTGTAGCATTTATTAATACATTCATAGCTTCAATATCATCTTTTTCAGAGCGTGAGGTTACTTGTAATCTTGTAAAACCTCTACCTCCTGCTACCTTCACGCAAATTGACGGATATTCTGCTTTTAAAGGGAATGTATTCCCATAACATTTAACGCCAAAAATTTTAAAAAAACGCACAATATGAGGGATTGGATCAACGTAATCAGTCAAATATATCCCTCCTATTCTAAAATTAATCGAACCTGCGTTTCAGCTACCTGCTGCATACGCGGTTCTGCTCTATCTAATGCTCTGGCCATAATGTTATATCTGTTTTCTAAATGAGAAGCGTAAGAAACATCTGAACCGATTTCTAGGTTTGTTTTAGCTTCACCCTCTGTCAACTCATGAACAACATCTGCCTCAGTAGCATCACGCTCACCTTTACCGCTTTTATTGGTATAGGGAATGTTGGTTAAATAACCAATAGAGTTAATGTAAAGAGAAGTATCGATGTGATTATCTTCTTGAGTTACTTCTTTTGCTTCATCTGCCCATACCATTCCAGCTGCTTCAACAGCTTTTTGGCGAGCTTCTTTTAACTTCCCTGGTATTTGTCTAGCGAATTGGCGCGCTTGCGGATCTAACCTTACATTGATGTTAATCCCCATTTAATCACTCTCCTTTTTTAACTCCACTTCATAATGATGGAGTCTAATCTTGCTATATTCACGAGATAACTTTTTAACTCCATATACACCAGGTAGTAAGGCGCTGTTTTGTTTATCTCGTATATCCTTTATCTGCATGGTCTCTTCAATTTCTTGCGAAGCAGCTAAATAAAGGATTGGTTGGATAATAATATCGACACCATTATCATTATTGGTCACTCGTTTTTCTATTTGATCAAAGCGACAATGGACATCTGGTATATCCTCCTGCCCGTATATATCTCGACCATAATCATCTTGGCCAATAATAACGTTATGTTTTACCAAAGTGCAGCGATGGACTAGCAAACTTTCAAATCTCATCGTTTTACCCTCGATGGTCCAGATACACCAAAGAAATTGAATCCAGTAATAGTATTATTTGTCCGTAACGAGTCGAGAATTAAATCTAATTCTTTAATCCCTGTTCTATTTGCTCCGAATTTCATTTCATCTGCAGTATTCCCACCTAATGCATCGCGAAGTGTATAAGAGTAATTCCCTATTTTCTCGCTAGATGCTGTGCTCAACTGCGCTTCTTTCGTTTCCGGATGATCTTGGTACCAAAGATACTCAACGAGCAATACGGTAGCAGTAAGAAGGTCTGAGAGTGTCTGTTTATTCGTCTCATTTTCGAATGTACGTTTCACTTCTCTATGAATCCATGAAGCAGCACGGTCTATATATAACTGTAGTTTTTCATTAGAAAGAGAAGAAACCTCTATAAAAGAGGTCCTTTCTTTCACATCTGCAGGAGAAGCATACATATTACTTCACCTCAACGATAAAACCATTTTCAATTCTATCTAATAACGTTTTTGATGGTGCTGCAGGTAGTTCTTTTTCTTGATCTCTAGCCAAAGTAAAAGACCCTTCCGCATAGCATTCTGCATACTGTGTGTTAGGGTCTTTCAATTTGTATTTGGTTGTCTCTGGAAGAACTTTCTCCTCTCGCAATTGTTTCTGTAAATCTTCTAATTGAGGAACTGTATAGTTATCATCTAACTGTTTTGGATCCAAAGAAGGATTTTCTTTAACAATATCTGCGATTAAATCTTTTTTGGCCATATCTTAGCCCTCCTTATTAGCGAGCTTGGTCAAGCGTTAGAATCATACGTGCATTTGGATCGAATGGAATAAAATCAGAAGTGACAGTTGCATATGATCCGTCTACTTGTGTTTTAACACTTCGGTCGCTTTCGACAGAGAATGGTTTGTACTGATATTCAGCTAATGCGAATCTTGTATCCACAAGCATGATACGTCCATCTGGTACATCTTCTGAAATGAATGGTGTTGTATGTAATACATCTGGCATACTTCCATTTTTTAATTCATTTAAGAAGATTAAATTACCGTTTGCTTCTTTTTGAGTTGCCCATTGTTCTGCAGTCTTTAAATTCATAACACTGCGATTGTAAGTGAATCCATATTTTTGATTTGCGTATTGTGTAGCATACCAAATATCTGAGATTTTCCAATCATTCGCAGTTTTCACACCTAATGTTGGAGCAGAATCCGTCCCATCTTTAAAGTAACCGTTTAATAATCGGTGAATTGCCAGCTTCTCATCAGTACGCCCAATTTGCATACCGCGTTTACGTAGATGTAATGCGAGCATATCAATTTTCATTGACTTTGCTTCGTCAGTAATTTCAATTCCGTTACCACGTTTATATACATAGATTGTATGTTCTGTATCTAGCTTAATTGCTACAACTGGAATTGGAGCACCTTGTCCAATGAAGCTTAAATCTAAATCATCGTTATCTTTATTCTCAAGCGTGTAGTATTGATAAGACATTTGATCCATAGGGATTACTTGGCCAACTAACTCAGAAGCACGACCAGCTGCAAGATATCCTTCACGGAAACCATCTTCTAATACTGCGTTAAATAGTGGTTTTGTATTGTCATTTTGATATAAAGCACGTACTTCTTGAGAGCCTATATCGTTAATTCCTAAGGCGCGAATGGCATCTTTTAAAGTAACACCTTGTGCATCAAGATATGAACGGAAAGTAGCAGAACTGTTTTTACTAATTAAATCTCCTGCTTGTCCTGCGATACGTCCATTTTTAGCAGAAGCCTCTGCAATTGCACTTGTTAATTCAGTACCGTTTGCTAGTTCAATCACTTCGCCACGACTGTTTTTAATTTTATGTTTAAATTTCATATGTGACTTCCTCCTTTAAGGTAGTAAAACTTCTACTGTTTTTTTCGTACTGTTAACCAAGTAAACATAAGAGCCATTTGCAGCAGCTGCCTTTTTAACTCCACCATTACCATCAGCAACAACTGAATCTCCAATAGCAATTGCTCCACTGTAGGGGAATTCTGCATTACGAGAATAACCATATACATGCACACCTAAAGGGGCATCTTTAGATTTAACCGTATGCTTTGCTGCCATGACAATCGCATCATCAGCAGCTGCTTTCTTAGCGTGATATGGTCCTGTAGTAGCAAACTTTAAAGGTGTACCTGCTTTAACAGGACTTTCTGAAGTTGCATCTTGTGCGAATACAGTGAGTGATAAACCATAACTATCCGGTACAATACCGCCTACTTTGTTAAACATTACTTATTACCTCCTTCATATCTTTCTGAAACAATTACATCGTCTTCCGGATCTGCTCCACCAGGTAGTGGGTCTCCATTTGTTTGACGACCACCATTGAATCGCTCTTTGGACATTGCTTCATAAGTATCAATTTCTTCTTTAACAAAATCTAAATCAGCAGCACGAACTAACATTTGACGATATTTTTCAGCATCGAATTTGTCACCTTGTGCTCTTGTACGTGCCTCAACAGCTTTATTTACCATATCAGCAGCATAAGTACGCCCTTGCTCTGCTTCTTCTTTTAGTTGTTTAACACCAGCTACGGAGGCATTATCACCAAGCTCATTACGAATAGCAATATCATCTGGCTGACGGAAAGTTTCTCCTTCTTCACCAAGTAATTTATAAATTTCTCGTTTCTCGACTTTGTTTTCTCTAATAGCATCTGTAATCTGTTGTAATAATCCCACACTACGTTCCCCCTTTGAATTTTTAGACATAAAAAATGAACGCTTATTGTCATCCAAGCGAACTTGGAACTGGCGCTCTAGTCTTTCGATATTTTGTTGTGATAGTTGCCCCTGCTGCACATATTCGCGCGCTTTATCAATATAGGCTCCTGGTGTCGAACCTTTGTATACAGTAGATACTTCTCGTAAATGAGCATCTACAATCCAGGAAAATGAAATTCGTTCGTGCTCATCTTCTAAACCAGGTATATGAGGACATTCCCAATCCCATAAATCACGGCCACATGATCCGCAGCGGTATGACATTTTATCTCCACCAAATCCAACTGACATATCTCTAATAATGCCACCTTGAATAGCTTTAATAGTGTCATTCGTATTCTCACCATTTAAGGTAAGTCCTCGCATAATGTACCAGTGTCCTCTTACTGCATTGAGACTATTTGCATCATCTGCAGCAGGGACAAGAATGCCATCATAGCTACGTCCATATGGAACTAAAGAGATATCATGACCATTTAATAATGAAACACCTGTTTTTAAATCTTCTGCATAGTTTCGTAATGTTGTAGTTGGGTCCATCCTTGTAAAATATGAATCTTGTCTATCATTTGAACAGTTACCACTAAATGTAAATATTTCTTCCATAGTAACCGGCTCAATAGTCTGCCTATTAATAAGTTCTAAATCAACATCTTGGTTTTGCTCAAGGCTTAAACGAACAGGTAGATGTAAAACCTGTGCTGCTTCACTCATAAATCGTTCACCTCCTCTCAAATAATGTAGATTTAATTACGTGCAACTGCAGCATTAGCCCACATTACTGCAGTTTCTAAATTAGTTAAAGCCACTGATTTCTCACGAGAAGCAGGACATAACTCATCGATTAAGTATGCAAATTCCTTAGCCTTTTCTCGTAAAACCTCATATTTCTCTGGTTGTCCTTCTTCTGGAGGATGATAACTAAATGTATTTTCAATTTGTTCATTTGTTTGTGGCATTGTATAGCCCTCCTATTTTAATTTGTCTTCCTCACCTTGTAGAATACGTTTATACCAACAACGACAACAAATCAGATTACTAGCAGTAGCTCCTTGAGAGTCATCTCCAGGGAACATTAGCTTCTCTAGACTACCTTGTCCATTTGCTACTTCAAACGGTTTGTCAAATGGTTGAATCTGCCCATTAGCATCATAATGACCAGGACGCGTTCTATCTGGTTGCCTTGCAGAACGCCATTCTTTTCCTATTACCATTCCACTTTGATCATCAGAGTGAAACTGCCCTGCACGAGAAGCGTTTATTACTTCTGTACGAGCTATTGTAGTTGCTCTGGTATCACTAAATTCAAAGGATTCCTGCAGCGCATCGGAAAACTTCTGGATTGTATAATTACCTTCTGCTGCCACATCCCAGAGAGTCATAATAACAGCTTCATCTGTTGTGCCTTGTATAAGTTCTGCACTTTTATATGCACGATTTGCAAGCCATCGGAGCAGCTTCTCATCACGGAAGTTAAAATTAAGCTCTGGATCAATTTCAAATAAATTTTCTTCACCTGCTACTAATCCGGCTTGCTCAGACCATTTATATGCTAACTCGTTCCATTCTTCTATTTCTTGAGTAGAATCACCGAGAATATGTTTACGAACCCATTCAATAAACGCTTTAATTGGTTCTAGAATTCGTTCTTCTTTTGGCATACGCTGTATATCTACCAACATACGAGTTGGAACCTCTGGTGCTTCTTGTAACCTATCAATATATCTTTCTAACTGCTCTTGCAGTAAAGAATACATTTCCTCACGTGCTTTTGTTGTGATTTTTGCAATCTCAGAAGACCAAGGTAAATCAATTTCTTTTACATACTCATCTTCCTCAGAATCAGCACGCATGTTAATTTCTTTTTTCATTTGCCGCCGCTTACCTCTTTCTACTGCAGGTGGAACAGAGGGAGCTTGCGGTTCTGCTACTGCATCATGGCCAACCATGTGCTGTGCTGCTTCGTTGTTATCAATCCAACCTGCAGCAACCTGAGCTTGTTTTGTTTCTGTTTCAATCTTCTCAGCATTTGCTTCTTTTTCGCGGTCATTAACCCGTATTGAATTAAAAGTAAGTCTAGCCTTAGATTGTTTGCCATGCACCTGCAGAGCTACGTTATAAGCACGCTCTAATAAACGCTTAATCCCACGCTGCATGTTTTCAATACCTGCTACATAGATTTGCCATTGAATAGTACCATGTGTCTCTGTAGTTCCCTCATTTCTACCTAATAAAATAGGCAGTTGCTTCAATGCAGTAGTTACACGTTGGTTAATTACATCAATAACTTTAGTAACATCCATAGATTTACCTTGTATACCGCCTGTAATATTTACTTTCACGCTATCGGTATGATAGAAGTCATCATCCGGTTCCAGTTCACTCATCATTCGTTGCACTTCGGTTATATAACCAGTCACATATTCCTGTACTGCTTTAGGATCACCTTGGATGTGTGGCGGTATATTTTTCATAATCGCTTCTTCTACAATTGTAATATCGAAACGCGCATGACCTTGATGATGAACTACTTTTTGCAGGTCCCGTAAAACTTGTACCTGGAAAAAGATGATTTGTAATATCGGCAGGATAGGAGAGCGTCCATACGGATCATTTACGTCTGGATCGAGAGGGAAATAAAATACCTGCTCTTGATTCAAAACTTTGTATTCTCCATTGTCCTGCTTCTGTACAAGTTCTAACTCTTTTTCTTCTTTATTAAAACGAAAATCCAATGTAGAAGGATCAATTGCATGAAAATCAACTACATCGTCTATACCTTCCGTTAATTCTACTTCTAATGCAATTGCGCCTTGAGTAATCGCAGTAAGGAATAGTACACCAATCAGCTGATCTGTACCGCCTCCATACATTTTTCCTACTCGTTTAGCAACATCATTAAGAATTTCTTGCGCTGCCTTATCTGGTTTACCAGTGGGTTTTAGACATTCTAATTGATGGCCACTATTCCCTAATCTGATAAAGTTCCATATTGCCATACTTGCGTCCGGATCAATATCACGTATCATACGAAGACTTTCCATAATGTCTTTCGTTCGGTACTCAGTACGACGTATAGGCCCGTTATACCACATAAATTGGCGTTCCCATTTGTTCTGCGTTTGTTTACCACCTTGTAATCCTTTTACAGAAGAGCGGACTGCTGCAGCAACATTTGCTCGTAACTCATTGTTCTTTCTGTTTTTCTTATTAGAAAACCAATTCCGGATACCTATAGTAATCACCCCCTCTTAATTCCAGCTATAATAGGAGAAACAACATAACTTGTTTCTTGTGGTGTATTCCATCTATTTAAAGCTTGTGATGTACCATCTACCTGGTCATCATTCTTACCATTTGGAAACACGATAAATTCTTCAATAAAATCATGAATCCAAGGAGCTATTGATGGATCTGGTAGATACACATTACCTGCTTCAAATTGAGGCGCTGCTGCTTGTGCTCTTGCAATTTTTCCGCCCTCCGGATTAACCCCTATAATTCCTGGTATTTCTCTTTGGAGAGTTTGTATAACTGCAGAACCGTTTGCCTTATCTTCTATTAGCTTCACTCCTGCACGTGGCCACTTAGCAGTCAGAGCTCTTATTGCTCGTAATGTAGCAGGAAAGTCCATTCTGTCTCTTACTTGGTCTAATAAATACTTATCAGCACCTCGTTTACCCCATACTTGGCCAACAACAAAGTCACTTGATTCTGTATCTTTAAAAGTACAGTCCCAAGACTGCATTTGTTCGCTTATATCTGATGGTATTTCTGTATAAAACTTAACAAACCACGGACGTTTAAATATTGCGCCTTCCCCTGGGCTTGGTCTTTGTTGAAACAGAGAAGACCATGTACGAGTGCCTACCTCAATTTTCTTATTTTTTGCCCACTTTTCATCATATCCAAGCTCTGGGCATAAAGGTTCTCCAATTTTACGTCCAAGTAAATCATCCTCATCTTCTGCAATAGCAGGTAAACGAAGTCTAATCCAATCGTGAGGACTTCTCTCTAATAAACGACCAATAATATCATCTTCATGCCATCGCGTCATAATAACAATGACAGAAGCCCCTTTATGTAGACGTGTAGAAAGTGTAGACTCCCACTCATCCCATACGTTTTCACGAATAGTAGGAGAATTTGCCTCAGCTGCGTTTTTAAACGGGTCATCTATAATAAGTAAATCTGCACCTTGTCCAGTAATGGAACCGCCAATACCTGTTGCAATCATTCCACCTTTATGATCCTGGAGTGACCAGTCATTCTTTGCAGCATTATCATCTGATAATCTGTATCCGAATAACTCATCACCAAAGTTGGCCACTTTTTGTTTATTCAAACGACCAAACTTTCTAGCTAAATTATCTGAATACGAAGCAACAATTACACGCTTCTCTGGATTTTTACCAATAAAAAAAGACGGGAATGATTCCGTCGTTGTCATTGACTTACCATGACGTGGTGGCATTTCAATCAGTACATATAACTGCTCACCATCTGCAATTCGCTGCAGCGTGTCACATATTAATCTGGTATGCCTAAAGTGTCGGTAATTACCAAAATGAACGTATTCCACATACTCAGCAAATGACCTTCTGGCAAGTTCTTTCTTAACAGCATCAAGTGTCGGTAGTTTTTTTAAGGATGGTTTCAACTTGCTTCAACTCCTCTACCGATAACTTGCTTAAATCTGTTGTTTGCTCTACTGTTTGCTTCATTTCACCGCTATGATCAAATTCTTTACGGTCACGCCATGTATCTTGTTTTCTATTCTTTAACCAAAAAATAATAGCAGTCGTATCTGGTGGTACTTGTTTTTTAATACGTTTTACTTCAACGTCTTGAAAAACATCCTCCTCAACTTCCTGCCGCATGGTAATAACTTCTTCATACGTGTATCCAAGTGCCTTTTTCAAAAGAGCATTTTCTACTTCACGATCTACAACCTCTTTACCTTTAGCTAATGCTCTTGTAATTAGTGGGTGTTTCTTTTTCCAGTTACTAAGTGTAGCACGACTGATACCGATATTTTTTGCAATTTGTTCGTCTACAAGTCCATCACGTGCCCATCCTTCTATTTTTAGTAACCCTTCTTTTGTCAGCCATGCATGTACCTTGCCTTTGGCCACGATCACCACCTCACGATAATCTCTTAATAAAATAAAAAGCAGCAGATTTGCTACTTTAATTCTTTCTTATTCGCTTCATGTTCCTTTATATAACGGTATAAAGTAGCTCTAGCTACATCAAACATTTCGCAAACTTCTTTTTTCGTTTTACCAGACGATAGCATTTCCATCATACCTTCAATTTGCTGTGGAGTATGTGCCTTTTTTCTGCCGCCTTCTCTTCCTCTTGCTTTCGCTGCAGCAACACCACTGACAACACGTTCATTAATAACTGCACGTTCCATTTCAGCTACAGCACCGAATATATGAAATAAAAATTGTCCCATCGTGGTAGATGTATCTATTCCATCTTTAATAGAAACAAAATTAATTCCTTTTTCATTGAATTCTTGCAATAAATTAGCCAGTTGGTGCATAGTTCTGCCCAATCTATCTAACTTGTAGACAACTAATTTATCACCTTTTCGAAGCTTACTAAGGAGCAGCTGTAATTCTTTTCTGTCTTTCTTAGCGCCACTTTCCTTTTCTGTTACAATTTCTTCACATCCATAACGCTTCAATTCATCTAACTGCATATCTAAACTTTGTTTTTTTGTTGAAACTCTGGCATAACCAAATATCATGCACCATCATCCTTTTATATTTGATGGTTATATTGTATCAATTTCATGTCTCAAATTCAATTGTTTTTGATACATGGTTTTGAGATTTTAATTTGTTGATTTAATAGGATTTGAAACCAACGACTTGCACGTCTCATAATCAAATGTTTTTGAGACACTATATTTATTGAGAATGATGCTTCACTCCGGCTAGAGCAGATTCAATAAATATCTTCTCTTCTTGGCCAACCTGAGTTAATAATTTATCAACTATGTTTCTATCTGTAATATCAAGCAGAAGAATAGCAACTCTTGCTATCCCATTAACATATTCAGTTGCATCTTTTTCTACACCATTCATTTGCATGGAAAATGTAACATTAGATTTCATCCTCTCAACCCCCTTGACCTTAAATGCAACACGTTTGCGCTTATCTTTCCTTAATTCAACTCAACATCGTTCAAATCGGTCCAATATACCTCGCCTACATTATCGCTCACACGTACTGACACGCCATGCTCAGTTTCTGTTGCGTCGATTATTTCAATGTTACGTGTAATGGTTCCGCTCTGTCCGATTAAGTCTGGTCTTCTCTTAGCACCGTTCTCTACATCGTCAACTAACTTGGAAATCTCTTTATACAGCTTCTCTCCGTATAACATTCCCTCACCCCTTATCTTTCTTTAACAACAATCAACGCCAAAATCTTTCTACTGCTTTCTTACCTAAATAAGCGAATAAGCTTTTCACTACAATAGCTAACGCCCATACAATCGAACTCACTGTAAAAACGGTCATATAACTTACATCCAATTTGAAAACAAAGCTAATAATCCAAGCTATCCCTAACCATACAGTTGACCATATACCAAATGACAGAACTAGAATTCCTAATATAGCTAATGAAAATACTGCTCCTAATCCTTTAAACATTTCCTCATCTCCTCCTTAACAACAAACAAGACGCCACCCAGATCACGGCAGCGCCTCCGATAATTGCTCTTGATTTAATCAAAACTGTTTCTTTTGATTTGATGTTACCTGTATAGAATCTGTTGTATGTTTAACTAAAGATTCTGCTGTAACCACTCCACCTAAGCAAATAGTAGTTTTACAATCTATTCCAACTGGTTCGCTATCATTAATTTTTTTAATTACTTCAGAACGTTTAATTGTAGTAATCCCCTCTTTAAGGTCCGATACTTCTTTTTTTACCGCCTCTACTGTTTCTGACAATTGGCCAACCTGACCTTTTAATTGGTCAAGTTCTGCATTAATATATGAGCTATCCACTATACCTCATCCTTTCTCTTTTTTAGGTGTCTAATTTGTCTAATAAAGCTGCGTACGTTCGGTTACTTAGATTCTCCTTCTAACATAGTTAGATAAGCTTTAATATGTAATTTTTATATAACAAAGAAAAGCACCCATTATGGATGCTATAGTTCACTCTTTAGATAAGGAATACTAATGATTTTATTGTGGCTTAATGGTATGGTGACAGCTCTTAATTCCTTAACAGCTGCTTCATCACTTAAATTGCTATTTCTTAACTGTTTCTCTAACAATTCGTTGTTCGCTATAATTGTTATTTCTAAATTTGCTTTATTACTCATATCCTCATCCTTTCTTTAAAAAAGAAACCGCCACTATTAAAATGACGGTTCTTTTACGGCTTATAAAAATATTAAAGGGGATGGGAGAAATTCACGTTCGAGCATAAGGGGATATGTCTATGTGAATCGAATGCCAAGATCACTCTTAACATTCTCTCAGCCACCGCATCAACTATATGGCTACACGCCCTGTGTTCAGTAGCTGAGAGAAGACTAAGAATAGTCCTCCCTCTGAATAGGAATGGTCAATACTTCGGCTGTCGCATGGCCTTCGCTAACCGCTATCGAATTATAAAGGATTTATATCAAGACGTTTGCACTTCTTCCGACGCCTTTTAAATAGGTGGCAGGATTTTTAATCCTTACTACATGAGAATCACCTCCATAATTAAATGATTTGTAACAATGAGATTCGCAACATCCCATTGCACATTGTGTATTGAAAAAAAACGTTCCTATAGAATCTATATACGAGCAAACACTGGGTCACCCAAAACAGATACCATCGGAACAGGTCTCGGTAACCAACCTTTCATATATAGGTGGCTTTTTGACGACAAATTTCGACATTTTTTTAAAAAGAGGATTCTAAGATATACAAAATAAACTTCCGTTTAATCTTTCACCAATCTTTTTATCTGCTCTTTTTAAATATTCTTGAACAGTAGTTCTCTTTACACCTAAATAACTGGAAATCTTTTCCTGAGTAAAACCATGCCCTCTAGACATTACATATATTTCCTTTTCCCTTTCTGTAAGCGTTGATAATGCATCTTCTAGTTGTATACGATCCCATTCAGATATGACACTCTCTTTCGCTTCTGTATCCCATTCATACACTGGCATTACCGTACTACGTACATATCTTTGCATTAATAACGGGTCACATGGTCTCTCACGCTGATATGCTGCCCTACGTTCAATGCCTCGGCGATTACCTGGCTTTTTTGCTGTACACATCCACTCTATTGCATATTCTATATCTGATATCATTTCACCGATTATTTCTGCATCCTTTTCTGTAGCATCTTTCTTTGATAATTCTAATTGCTTTAGCGTTTCCTTGTACTGCTTGATTAACTCTTTCATAAGCCAGGTTCCTCCTTTTATATAAAAAGAGGACGCTGGCTATGTATAGGAAGAAATCTCATCCTAAACATAAACAACGTCCTCTGAATGCGGACTATTACTTTTATTATTTTTTTATTTTTCTTTTTAATACGGTAAGTGAAATTTTACACTAAGCCTCTTTTCCTCAGCTGTTCTGCTACTCTTTTCCCCTCTACCATACCAAAGAATTTAGCTATAGATGTGTATGTCATTCCATCTTCTCTCATAGCTGCAGCTTTCACACAAATTCTATCCCATTCTTCTTTCGTCTTCCTTTTTCGCTTTTGTGCTTCTTCTTTACCACCTAGAAACACACCTAGTTTTATGATTTCTTTCCCTATGGTGCAATTTGAACTACAATGTTCCAATTGTTGATACCGATACTTACAATTTTTACAATGTACATCCTGTATATTTAGAATTTTGATACGTGCTTCTTTCGCATTCATATCTTCACCCTCTATTAATTTAACTAATACTTGGCCATTCTAATTTTTCAACATTCAATAAGTAATCAACTGGAGCGCGGTTTGTTTGCTCTACTACATATGCACGTTCCTCGAATTCTTTTCTTGGAATAGATTTACGGCCACCATCATATAGCATGGCTTCATAATATTCTGCTACTAATGAAATCGGAACAAAATAAATGATATGATCTGTCCTAAATTCAATTAAGAAGAAACATATTGCTCCATGTTCTAAAGTGTCCTTTAAATAATCGATTTGATGTCTGCTTATTTTATCTAATGGAAAATTAGTAGTTTCTTTTGTAGACTTGGCTTCAAAATATACTGCTCTCCCCTTGTATACGCCATCGTAATCCACTGTAGATTTACTACTCCATGCGCTTTTGAGGATATTGCCTTTCTTATCCGTTTTTATAACTTTTATCGGTGTAGGACGTTTATTAAACACTCCTACATTCGCTGCCTTATAAACCCGACACGTATTGTTTAATAATAATTCAAACGCCATTCCTCTATTTGCGTAGCCCATGTTGCTTCCTCACTTTCTATTAAAAGGATTATTTTGTTGAGTTTCTTTTGTATGGGACCGTAACCGTAGCACTAAACGAACTGTCAGGGCTACCCCAATCTATCCCTATTACCGTTTGTTTATGCTGTTCAATACCGGAAACAAAACCATCTACAAGTGCTTGTCCTAATTCTCTGCCTTCTCTCGCTGTCATTGGATAAATCGGTGTCCCATCATCAAGAAGCATGATTGGTTTTCTATTTTTGCTATATTTACGTTCTTTATTATTTCTCCCAATTGTAAGGCGAAATATATCTTTTACTTTCCACATTTCCTTCCCCCCCCTTGAATAAAACTCAATATTCCGTCAATACTGTAGACAACCCATTTCTATTACCTGAGCAGTTAGCTTTTTCTAGCTGCTCTTATTCTGTTTTGTATATTTGCAACCATTCGTTACCTTCTAGCTTCCAACCTTGTACATAAAGTTCCCCTTCATAATTACCTTTGCACGATTCAATCCTTGCTATTCTTTCTATAGTTCCTCTAATAGCTCTTTGGAGCCTTACGTACTCTTGTTCTAATTTCTCTATATCTTCCCTATCCTTTTCCACATATCTCTTATAAGCTTCAATTCTTTCCTCTGGCCACTTCTCCATATCCATTCCCCTTTTCTACAAAATGAAATTTTTATAATAAACCTTCAATCTTTGCTATCGCTTCAAATATCGGATAAATCTGTTGAGGCACAACCGCGTTTCCCAAGAATCTTAATCTAT